GTTTTATCTGTGTTTCATATTGTTTCTCGTTGCTTTCACAAGTATTGTTCAGTTCTACTAATTTATCTAACTTGTTTTTCAATATTGTCATTACCTTTTTTATCGACATATTACTCTCCGACGAAAATGTTTAAATTTGCTTTTCTAACCACATCCAGTTTCTTTTGATAATTAGTATTATATCTTTTTTTGTCAGTGTCGTCCATTATAATATCAATTGATATTAAAACTATTTGCGCGTTATTATAGCGATTTAAAAAATGAATACGACTTATATACAAAGGATGACGGATACTAAAAAGTTTACGATTTTGAATAAGATAGAAAATGATGCACCATTTGGCAATATTAATTTTTGTACCATCAGTTTTTTGACAGCAAACAAGGTTGAAAAAACGAAACATTTAGATATATTTGGTTTCAAAGTGCACGATGGTTACAATACGTATGAATTATGTGATCAAGATGCGGTTAAGATTAAAAATAAGAACAAAAACCACGACGTATATTTGGCCGAAATGGGTAAGATTTATGCATGGGATGATGCGACAAAATCTGATTCGTTGCAATATGGAGATCCTAAACTTAATAATTTAGAGAAAACAAGACGTGAGAATGTCGATAAGATTAAGATGATGGCAGAACAGAATAGAAATAATTATACGCCTGCTCCAACTAAGGCTAAAAACAGACAAGAAGCTACGTTACAGAGATTACAAAAACAGTTATACAGTAAAGGAAAAATCACGACGTATGAATGGGAAGCTGTTAATCAACGTAACAAACCTGTCAATCAAATTAAGGCAGAAGCTGCTGCGAGAGAGATTATGGAGAAAGAAATGGTTAAAGTAAATGAAGTTGATTATCTTGATGAAAATGAACCTACCGGTCTAAAATATGGTTGTGTGACCGTTTATTCGCCTGAAAAAATAAAGGGCCTGAGCGAAATGTGCATTAAGATAAGAGGTCTGTTTCAAACAATTGATGAAGCTCGAAAGAGGGCTATGAAGTTAGGGAAATTGTACAAAGAAGATCAAATTCATCTATTTGAAGTCGGAAAATGGTGTGCATTTGCGTTACAATCAGATATTGATGCGAATGTTCAGTTGTCGAGATTGAATTATGCTATGAAATGTTACCTGGATAATTTGTCAATCGAAGCTGAAGAATTCGAGAAACGAAAGGAAGCGCTAATTACTAAAAATGAGAAAGAGACCGCAGCTAATCAAGCTAAAACTATGGACGAAAAGAAAAAGAAGGTACCGGACGTTCGACCAGCAGAAAAAAAATTCACTTCTACCGGAAACGCAGAAGACGATGCAAATATTCAATCACTTATGGATTATTTAGACGATCCCGAACTCGACGAGATCATGACAACCAAACAAACACCGAAAAATACAAACGATCGTGTTGAAATAAACATTTAATTATGAATTACAAATTTATAATTAAATTTTTTCGATTCTTACCTCTACATCATTCTTCTTCTTACCACCAAACAATCTGGAATTATCGTGTAATTGTTCAGCAACACGTTTACGCAAAAATGCGGGATCATAGTATTTTTTATGAATACCAACAAAACCTTTCGATCCAAATGTAAAAGATCTATCCTTCGCTTTGAACCAAAATACTTTTTCTTGAATGGTATCAGTTGGTTTTCGATTATCAATCACCATCGACGAAAAATCCTTTGTGCATTCAGTAAAGATCTTTTCAAAATACGGTAAACTAGGGAACATACTCGCATAATTTTCATACAACTTCTTTTTGTTAATATGTGAGTCTTCTTTTAATAAAAAAACATAATCAAAATTTAAACGCAAATCGGGTGTTATACCCAGCGGCGTTTGCATCGTCAAAACATATGTCAACCTAAAATGTCTTCCATTCATTAATATTTCCGTAATATTTTGATCTTTGGCCCAAGTTTTCTTCTGACTCAAACAATCATCCATAATTAATATCCCAGACGGATCTACTTTTATACCCTTCTTCTTTTTTTCTTTAGATTTATCGATCATTATTTGCTGCCGAGCTAATATTTTGCTTAAAACTTCGGGTTTGATTTCGTAATGAATGTAAATATCTGGAAAGAAAAATTTGTAAAACGAATTCATTTTATCGGTCGGCGCGATAACGGCTCCTCCAGGTATATGACGATAATGATACACAATGTCTCTCGTTATCCAACTTTTACCAGTACCGCGTTTGGCAATCATTACAATGGCCGGATCTATCACCATGTCTTCTAAATTAAATCTTAATATTTGGAACGTATTATAATTCATGCCTAAATGTATAGGAGATTTTATTCCAATGGCTTAGCGCGTTATTTTTATAACATATTAGTATATAATGAATTCGACTAATACAAAAATAATTATTGGTATTGTGTCGCTAATAATACTTTTGATTATTTGTTTTGCGTCATATCGATTAATGAAGACTGACGTGAAGATGAATATTGTTCCCGATACTGCGTTTGTGTCGAATGGAGAATCATTGCAGTTCACGGCAAACGTTACGGGTACAACCAACACTGCTGTAGATTGGTTAGTCAATGATCCGTCTCTGGGCGAAATAAACAGATCTGGTCTTTTCATTGCGAAAGGTGGGGAAGGGACTATTATCGTGTCTGCTAGAAGCAGAGAGGATACAAATGTTATTTCGACTGCCACTGTTACTTTAGAAACAAATGATGAATCAGCGCCTCAAGTCCCAGTTGCAACGCCAAACAAGCCTCGAACCCCGTCAAAACCGAAGCCTCCGCCAAAAGTTAATAATCCAACACCAGCTCCTAAAAAACCTGTTAATCAACCTGACCAACCTAAAATCGCAGTGAACGATGATAGTCCAATAATGCCCCCGCCTGTGCAAACTACATCTAATCAAAATACAAATCCGTCTCCAAGATTACCAACATCTTGCATCGGAGGGGATATCAAACGGTGTGAAAAATTAGGTCCTACGACATCACGTGATGAATACTCGGCATTTGAAATGTTTTGCGGGAACGGGGAATACATTGAGACACTATCTGTTTCAAACGGTGCAGGATTGCATGGTATTGGCGGCAAATGTATGGGACCAGGATCAGAATCAAAATTTTTTGGTGGTACTCATGGCAGTATGGATAAGACGGTTGGCTGGCGAAATGGAAAGCCACCAGCGGGTGGTTATCAAAAAATTCGTGCATGGAGTGGCGGCGAATGGGATTCTGTCGGTAAAATAACGGTCTATGATAAAGCGGGCGGAGAGATGTCATTTGCATCAAGAATGGATAAACCGGAGAGATTGTTTGATTGTGGCCAAGATGGCGTCATTACAGGTATTTATGGTACCACTAATACAAATACGAATATGATCAATACGTTAGGGATTCAATGCGGATATATATCTGACGCACCTCCAGTTACCAAAGAAGTACCTAAACCACCAACAAAAGAAACTGGCCCTAATTGCGTCGGTAAGGATATCAAACGATGTGAAAAATTAGCTGCAACTAAATCTCGTGATACATACACTCCATTTGATTTTATTTGTGCAAATGGAGAATATATTGAAACGATATCCGCTGCTTCCACTGCAGGCTTGCATGGTATCGGCGGTCAATGTACGGGATCGAAGGATATGAAATTTTTCGGTGGCTCGCATGGTCATCATGATAGGACAGTGGGGTGGCGAGATAATAAGCCGCCACCAGGAGGATATCAAAAAATTCGTGCGTGGGCGGGCAGTGAATGGGATTCAGTTGGGAAAATAATTATCTCAGATAAGAATGGCGGCGAAATGTCATTTGCGACGAGGATGGATCAACCTGAGAAGATTTTTGATTGTGGATATGATGGTGTTATAACTGGACTACATGGCAGTACTAATAAGGAAACAAATATGGTAAGTACGTTAGGTGTATATTGTGGTTACAAAAAGTGATTTTAAAATTTATTTGATAAAATGATTTTTAATCTTGGGGTTGTGTTTCTTAAAAAGTTAGAATGTGCAATGTTTGATCATTCAATGTTACTAGCAAGATTTGTATTGCCTAGAGATTTGAATGTGACAATATTTGATCATTCAATGTTATTGGCAAGAATTGTATTGTCCGGAGATTTGATCATTCAATGTTACTGGCAAAAATTGTATCGCCCAGAAATTTGAACTTGCAAATATTGGATCATTCAATTTTACTGGCAAGATTTGTATTGTCCAGAGATCTGATCATTCAATGTTACTGGCAAAAATTGTATCGCCAGAAATTTGAACGTGCAAATATTGGATCATTTAATATTACTGGCAAGATTTGTATCGTCCAGAGATTTGAACGTGCAAATATTGGATCATTTAACGTTACTGGCAAGAATTGTATGGCCTGGAGATTTGAACATGCAAATATTGGATCATTCAACGTTGCTGGCAAGAATTGTATTGCCTGGAGGTTTGAATGTGACAAGAATCGTATGGCCCGGAAATTTGAATGTGGCAATATTTGATCATTCAATATTACTGGCAAGAATTGTGTGACATCGAGATTTGAATGTGGCAATATTTGATCATTCAATGTTACTGATGAGTACTGTATGGCCTGGAGATTTGAATGTGGCAACATTTGATCATTCAATGTTACTGGCAAGAATTGTATCATTAAGAGATTTGATCATTCGATGTTACTGGCAAGATTTGTATCGCCTGGAGATTTGAACGTGCAAATATTTGATCATTCAATGTTACTGGCAAGATTTGTATCGCCTGGAGATTTGAATGTGCAAATATTTGATCATTCAATGTCCCTGGCAAGAGATTGATCATTCAATGTTCCTGATAAGATTTGTATTGCTGAGAGATTTAAATGTGCAAATATTAGATCATTCAATGTCCCTAGCAAGAATTGTCAAGAGATTGATCATTCAATGTTCCTGGTAAAATTTGTCAAGAGAGATTTGATGTTGCTGATAAGAATTGTATCGTCTGAAGATTTGAACGCGCAAATATTGTATCATCCGATGTTGCTGACAAGATTTGTATTGCGAAGAGATTCGAATGTGCCAATATTTGATCATTCGATGTTATTAGCAAGATTTGTCAAGAGATTGATTATCCAATGTTACTGACAAGATTTGGACGCGTAAATATTGGATTATCCAATGTTGCTGACAAGATTTGGATGGCCTGAAGATTTGGACGCGTAAATATTGGATCATTCAACGTTGCCGGCAAGAATTGCATTGCCGAAAGATTTGAATATGACAATATTTGATCGTTCAATGTTACTGGCGACGATTGTATTGCTGAGAAATTTGAATGTGACAATATTTAACTATTCAATATTACTGGCAAGAATTGTATGGTCTTGAGATTTTATCGTTCAATGTTGCTGGGAAGAATCGTATTGCCCAGAGATTTGAATGTGACAATATTTAACCATTTAATGTTACTGGCAAGAATTGTATGTGACAATATTTGATCATTCAATGTTGCAGCAAGAATTGTATTATCGAAAGATTTAAAAGCACAAGAATTGTGTCGTCCAGAGATTTGAACGTAATAATATTAGATCATCCAATGTTGCTGGTAAGAATTTGTGTTGCCAAGAGATTTGTGTGCGCTAATATTTGATCATTCAACGTTGTTAGCAAGATTTGTATTGCCAAGAGATTTGAACGTGCAAACATTGGATCATTCAATGTTACTGGTAAGAATTGCATTGCCAAGAGATTTGAAAGTAGCAATGTTGTATCATTCAATATTACTGGCAAGATTTGTATTGTCAGGAGATTTAAATGTGGCAATATTGAATCATTCAATGTTACTGGCAAAAATTGATTTGTCAAGAGATTTGATCATTCGATGTTGCTGGCAAAAATTGTATCGCCCAGAAATTTGAACTTGCAAATATTGGATCATTCAATGTCGCTGGTAAGAATTGTATGGCCTGGAGATTTGAACATGCAAATATTGGATCATTCAACGTTGCTGGCAAGAATTATATCGCTCAGAAATTTGAATACGCAAATATTTGATTATTCAATGTTACTGACAAAAACTGTATGGTCTGGAGATTTGAATGTGGGAATATTTGATCATCCAATGTCGCTGACAAGATTCGTATTGCCTGGAGATTTGAACGTGCAAACATTTGATCATTCAATGTCGCTGGCAAGAATTGTATGGCCTGGAGATTTGAATGTGGGAATATTGGATCATTCAATGTTACCGGCAAGATTTGTATCGCCAAGAGATTTGAACGTGCAAATATTAGATCGTTCAATGTTACTGGCAAGAATTATATGGCCTGGAGATTTGAATGTGGGAATATTGGATCATTCAATGTTACCGGCAAGATTTGTATCGCCAAGAGATTTGAACGTGCAAATATTAGATCGTTCAATGTTACTGGCAAGAATTATATGGCCTGGAGATTTGAATGTGGGAATATTGGATCATTTAATGTTACTGGTAAGATTTGTCAAGAGATTTGATTATTCAACATTGCTGGCAAGAATTGTATTGCTGAGAGATTTGAATATGCAAATATTGGATCATCCAATGTCCCTGGCAAGAATTGTCAAGAGATTGATCATTTAACATTCCTGGCAAGATTCGTCAAGAGAGATTTTAACGCGCAAATATTAGATCATTCAATGTTCCTGGTAAGATTTGTATTGCTGAAAGATTTGAATATGCAAATATTTGATCATTCAATGTCACTGGTAAGATTTGTATTGTCGAAATATTTGAATATGCAAATATTTGATCATTCGATGTTACTGGAAAGAAATGTATTGCCGAGAGATTTGAATGTGGCAATATTTGATCATTCGATGTTACTGGCAAGAATTTGTATTGCCATAATGCGTCAAATAGTTAATGTCACCAATAGAATATTTGAAAATATGTGATCGTTCAATCAACAATATAAATAATGTGATACAAACGTATGATACTATGCATTCACATACAGAGCCGTTTCAACTGATAGTGGACGATAATTACTTTAGCAACTTATCATCCAAGATTCACGAAAATTGTTGTTTCTACGCAAATTTACGAAATTATGTTCAAAAAAATGTCGGATCATCGTTAGATCAACAAGTAGATAATCTTTACAAGATGATAGCAAACAAAATTGATATTGTCGATTCTGATTTTGATGAAATATTTATCCAAGTATTTGAAGAAGATATGTCCGAAAATGAAGATGCTGTTTCAACTAAAATTTTATTATTATTATATGACAGATTAGGACTATTAGAACAAAAATTCCCTGCTGATCGTGCTTATTTGGAGAATGAAACAATTCATGAATTTTTATGTTTTATTACGAACAATTGTGATGATTTATACGATTATCCTATTGACAAACAAATCATAATCGTTAAAAATAATAAATTTTTGGAAGATTTTGTTCTCCAAAATAGATTTTTTACTATGTTTTACGCAACACTTTAATCATATGATTACATTTAGATGTAATCATATAATTAAATTTCATTCTTCCTTTTATAAATGCCTGGGGGAATAATTCAGTTAGCCGTATATGGAACACAAGATATTTTTTTAACGGGGACTCCACAGATAACATTTTTTAAAACTGTTTACCGAAGATATACCAATTTTGCAGTCGAATCATTACAACAGTTTTTTGTAGGTGATCCTAACTTTGGTTTTGACATAACGTGCGTCGTTGATAAATTAGGAGATCTAATGCACAAAGTTTATCTAGAAATAATAATCCCTGAAGTTAATTTATCAAAGAATCCATCACAATATGTCATCGATCAAAATATTGCACAACAAGAATTCATCGCAGTCCAAGATTATTACGATTTGGTTGTAGATTATAATTCTGTTGACACAGATGTTATTCGAAAATTGTCGCTGATGCTGCGTACAAATAATTTGCCGATGTCGGAAATTGAAAAGATAATGAATGATCCTTTGTTCATAGATAAGTTAAGGATCAAACGTGAGAATTTACGACAATACATTTTGACTAGTGACACTTTTAACCGCATTCCCGTCTTGCGAGATCTCAAGTTACCATTGTATTACCAGATTAATAGATTTGATATGCAAATTCTATTCAATTCCGTCATATGCAACATCGATAAATATGGTGGCAATATGAGTCCAGAGTTGCGTGATGTTGCAAAACGTCGGGCATTGATTCGAATTATTACAAAATCAATATATCCAGAATTGCAAGAATTTTATTTAGTTGCATACAATCTATTTATTGAGAAAGAACAGGTTTATCGGAGCTTTTTGAATGGTACATATGTAGAGAGATATAAGTTTGCATGGGTTGAAGAATTAGGTCATGCTATTATCGAAACATTGGATCTCAAAATAGGAAATCAAATTATTGATCGTCATACTGGAGATTGGATGATTTTGTACAATAACGTATCAATAAACGAATATCAAAAAAGAAATTATGAAAAAATGATAGGTCAGGTTCCCAAATTAATTGTGTTCGATTCAGAAATCAAACCGGAATACAAATTAGTAATTCCTTTACAATTTTATTTTTGCAAATATAGCGGGATGTCTATTCCGTTAGTTGCGTTACGATACCATGATGTTTTGATAAATTTGCGGATGAAAGATCTCTCGCAATTATGTTATGTTGAAGATGATCCAGGATTACTTGATATTCCTAATATTCAAGCGTTGTATGGTATCAACATTATAGATGCAAAATTGTATGTGGATTATGTATTTTTAGACTCAGATGAAAGACGTAGATTTGCACAATCTACACATGAATATTTAATCGAAACAATACAATATAATGAGTTTCCAGACGTTTTAGGGAAACAGTATAGTGCTCATTTAACATTTTCACAACCGTGCAAGTATGTGATTTGGTTCTGTCAACCAAATCAATATCGAGGAAATCCTACTGGACGAAATAAATGTCAATGGAATAACTTTGGTGTTAATCCTGATAAAACAGGGTACACATTGATGGCAGCTTTCTTAAGATTAAATACATACGAACGAACTGACACAGGACAAAGCATCATCTTTTTTAATTTCGTTCAACCGTACATGTATTTTCGTCATTCTCCCCCTGACGGTGAATATGTTTATTCATTTGGTACGATTCCTTTGGAGCATCAACCATCATCAACATGTAACATGAGTAGGATAGATGATTTTGGTATCATAATGGAATTCACACCTGAATTTTTACAAGTGGTTGCAGAAAACACTGTTAATTCAGTTGGTATATATATCGCAGCGTACGTGGTGTCGTATAATATTATACGAATAATGAGCGGAATGGCTGGCCTTGCTTTCCAAGTATCTACTTAATTTTGTTGATTTTGTCATATCGATAAAATCAACAAAAAAACTTATGGTGCATTATGCTCTAAAATTAAATTAATGTGATTTGTGATCACAATAGGAAAGAATGCAAGAAATTCATCAAAATCGCTTATTTGAAATAGTTTTAGCGCATCTTCTGGCCATTCGTACCAATAACTCAATAATTTATCCGAAAATCGCCATATTATTTCTCCATTAACGTCACCTCCTCTTCTTGTTGGATAAACTAGCAAATAATCTGTTGGATGTATAGATATGCAAAAATAAGGATACTCAACATTATTTATTTTATCGTCGATACTTACATTGCTCGGATCAAAACCATTTTGTATCAACGTTTCTTTAGTGGTCAAATCATCAACAATGATTTTAAAATTACATTTGGCAAACGTTTGGGCCAGTATACAATATTCCGTGTATATCTGGTTTGCATTTTTAACCAAGTATGGCACTATCTTTTTGTTAAGTTGAGTTTGATTATCACTTTCGGGCAGATCCATAGTATTACTCGATATTAACACAGTGTCATTATCTTAGCTGTATCTCTTAATTTTCTTCTAGATCTTATTTTGCAGAAATATGTCATCATTTCGTTTTTTATCTTTGAATATCACAACATTCGATTTTTTTACAAACATTTATCTTTTGTTAAAAATTATTATTGATGTTGCCATCAGTAATAATCCTTCCCATGATTTTTTCTTTTTTTCATATATTCTATCTATTTTTGCATATCTCTTTAGCCATGAAAAACTATTTTCTACTATTGTTCTCTTTCGATATATTTTTATTTCTCCCTTTTTTAATGACGATTTTACTCCTTTCCTTTTTCTTTTTGGAATTATTGGATCATATTTTATTTCTTTCACGTTCGATCTTATTTTTTCGCTATCATAACCCTTATCTGCTAGAAAATATCTCTTCTTTTTTGATTTTGTTGTCCTATTTATTTTTTTACTTTTCTTTAATCTATCAAATGCCTTGTCGAATAACTTACAATCATGCACGTTCCCTTCAGATACGTCCATTATTATTGGTACTCCTTTCGTGTCCACTACCGCTGTTATTTTTCTTCCTCTTTTATTTTTGTAATTAATGTTCCTTCTCGTTCCATCTATTCCATTTTTGTTTTCTATAAAAGTACTACCTATTGATAGTATTTTTAGTTTTTCTTCCTTCCCTTTTTTCAAATATTCATCCAGATTTTTTTTGTATAGCTCTTCATATACTCCTATTTTACAATGATAGTTATGTTTATTATTCAAAATTCTCCCATCTATTTTTCCATTATATTTCCTCCATGATATGTTATTATTTAACACTTGTATTATTCCACAAATGTAATCTTTTATTGTGTACTTTTGGTTCCTTATGTATTTTTTATTCTTGTCTGATTCTGCTTTTATTATTATCTCTTCATTTAGGTCAACTAAATTCATATTCCCTTTCTTTTCCAATATTTTACCATATATCTTACTAAATCGTGCGTCCATTTTTACTTATAAATGAAATAAATAATTATTATTATAGCAAATCAGAAATGGACGGTGATACAAACATTGTCGTTTGCAAAAACAAATTATCAAATATCATCAAATTTTTTCCTGATAAATCTATTATCAGAACTGAATATCAGAAATATCATCGAGATGAAATTCTAGAAGTTATCAATGATGTTGTCATTAGAACCAACAAAATTGTTTTCCATACTTATAATTTTCTCAAGCTGTACATTTTACATCTTCACGATCAAGATCTTAAATTTCCTATCATCGATAGGGATTTCGTTTATATGATTATGACTGTTTTAACAACAAGGGAAGAAAAAAGGGGGGCAAAACCATCCAAAGATAAATTAGCTATGTTATCAGATTTGACCACTTTTTATAATAAATTTTATGCTCCTTTACTTACTGAAGATGACATCGTTAGTGATGATAAATTATCTTACATTTTAAAAAATTATGAATGCGTTGATATTGTCAAAAATATTGATGTTAATATCAGAGAGCATTTTACTGATCATGTTCGTAAATATGTTAATCTCTTTTATAAAATCAAAGAAAAGAAAGAATTGATTATGAACAACAAAACACTTTCAACAGCTGAAAAGAAAGAACTTATTCGAAAAAAAAATGAACTTTACAATAACATCAAATATGATATTTTATCAACAGACGTTAATTGTAAAAGTGATGCTAAATATTTGAAAACTATTAATCGAATAAGAGATGCAATATTGCCTTATGGTGATTTTGCAAAAGATAATATTATTTATGATATTAAAAAGAGTCCTCAGAATTATTTAAAATCAATGATCGTCTTGAACGGAATGATTCAAGATTTGAATGAGAAAAGAGAAACAGATTATAAAATATTTCAAGTATTACCTTTACGTACATCGATAGTTCCTCGTTATATCACTTTAGATACAGCTTCATTGGTTTCCCTTTTTATTGGAAAAACAGAATATTTTAAGAACATCACAGATAAATCTTATGAAATTTGGAGATGTGTTTTTGATCTCGATAAAAGATGTTTTATAAGAAAAAACCATAAGTTTATCCATATGATCAAGACAGATGGGGTTGCTTGTTCAATTTTATTAGAAAAACTAACAAAAGCTGAAAAAGAAGCTCCTCGAATGTTCCATACAGCTGTTTATTTAGACAACACAGTTCGAACGAGATATTTTCGAGAAGAAGATAAAATAAAAATGCAAAAAGAGGCTGAATTGGATGACGATGATGATGTTGTAAAGAAAAAAATTAAAAGGAAAGTTCACAACAAAGAAAAGAAAGATAATTCTAAGTTCGACTATGAGTATATCGAAGATGTAAAATTAACAGATGAACAAAAGAAAATGAATTTTGCATTTATTGATCCAGGACATAATGATCTGATAAAATGTTTATCGGGAAAATATGATGGAGAAGAAATGAAAGAAGATGGAACATTCAGATATACTCGAAAGCAACGTAACAGAGAGTCAAAGAAAATTCGTAATAGAAAAATAATGGACAAACTTAAGACGAAAAAAATAGCAAAGAAAGAAGCGGAGTTGTCAAATTATAATTCGAAAACTTGTGATTTCAAAAAATTCAAAGCTTACTTGAAAGAGAAAATAAAATTGAATAGAGAATTGATGGATCATTATTCCCAAGAAATCTACAGAAAATTAAAATTTAACGTTTACACAAATACACGAAAAAGTGAAAGTAAAATGATAAAAGCTTTCGAAGAGAAGATGGGAAAGCCAGAAGAGACGATAATTGTATTCGGAGATTATGATAAAGTGAATACAATGAAGGGATCAGAACCACATATTTCGAAAAGACTAAAGAAGGTATTTGTGAATAACAATTATAAATTATTCTTGATAAACGAACATAATACATCGAAATTATGTAATAGATGTAGTTGCGTAACAGAAAACGTAAAAATAGAATCAAAAGAAATCTGGAAGTTATTACGGTGTACATCCGAGAAATGTTTAACTTACCATGATAGAGACATGAACGCAACACGAAACATGAAAAAAATAGTAGAATTGCTAATAAAAGGAAAAAAGAGACCAGAAAAATATAGCAGCAATTTGAAATCTTCCGCAGGGTTAATAAAAGCCCGGTAAATTCAAAATCTTTATGCGTCTTTCAATCAGTACAAGGAATTGAAAATGACAGTGCATAAATATGTGTTATTATTGGGATGGTGATCCAGTCATAAAATTGCCAGATACATTAACGCATCTAAATATATTTTTTGGTATCAGACGTTTGACAATTTCTGCTCATGGAAAAATACCAACTATTGCAAACCTACCCGAATCAATAGAATATTTGCGATTTGATGAAGAAACGTACCAATCCAATTTGTTAAATTTAATCCCGTTTTCTGTCAAAAAATTGGAATTACGCCCACGTGATTATAATGATATCGACAAAAGCAGACCAGGACTAAAAATTAAAAAGTTAAAATGATTAATTAATAAATTTATCATTTTACAATCTCGACAAATCATATATAATGCCGGATGACACTGCGTTTTTCGGCGAACCTAAACCAGTCACATTATCATACCCTACTTTCGTCCCAAACCGTCCAGCTGTACCAGAAATAACATCAAAAAAATCTAACGAATATTTACCACTCGTTTTTGTTCCGTAAACATATGTTAACACAGAATTGGTTGTCAAATTTATTTTTCTCCCGTTTTTTCTGATTTGATTTGCGATGGCGATAATTCCAGCGTAACATGGTGCGCTCAAACTGGTACCTCCAACTTGAAACCATTCGCCACTGTCATACACTGGCACCCCTGTATTTGGATCAGCTACAAAACAAACATCAGGTACTTGACGCTTGGTTCCCGTCAAACCGTAGTTACGTTGACATGTTTGTATGCCTTCAAAGAGACTGATGCCACCACCACTACCATTCCAACCAGTTTCACTTGTTCGATTACCATTGACATCGACATTCAAACTTGTTCCTCCGACAGCCACAACATTATTTGAGCAAGATGGCCAACAAACAACTCCGCCTGTATCACCTGACGACGCTAAATAGACAACATTTTCGCCTTTATTGTTCTTTGACTTAAATCTCTGGTTATACATTGTCTGCGAGCTAAATTCGTTAGCACCCCAACTCATCGAAACAACTGTAGCTCCATTATTGACTGCGTAATCGACTGCTACCATCATATCCGTAAATGATGCTGAATATGCTTGAACCATCAAGATAGTCGCGCCAGGAGCAATCGCGTGAGCCCATTGCACATCGAGAGAGATTTCTAATTCCCAGCCAGAGTTAACTGATGGCATTCTTCCACTTGAACTTGTCATTATTTTTGAAACAACAGTTGTAGAAGGAATACTAAATTGGGCACAGAATTTATTCAAATTTGCTTGAATAGTTGTAATAGGATATGCATATGCATCAACAATTGCAATTATTTGTCCTGCACCATTCGATGAAACTGCATTTAAACCATATGCAGCTCTGACTTTTGATGGTGTTAAATTTGCAGTTGGCGTTGGAGATCTAGTTTTTTGGACATCGGCTACTTTATGATAAGCTTTCATTTCGATTGGTAACATTTTGATAATACATAATATTATTAAAATGCAACTGGAGGAATTTGTAATCAACTATTCTCGCGGATTATTTTGAATGACATAGTAAGAATCCAAATAATTATCTACTTTCAAAACGATAACTTCGCCGCTAGCGAATCGTTTTGCTATATTGTTACGTGTTCTGGGCAATTCGATGTCTTCGATAACTTCATTTCGATATGACAACGAACATTCATTCCATTTCACTAAAATAACTGTCATTCTGCATGTAACTGGCACCAATTTATCAAAAATATGTTTCTCTTGACTCAATATTGAACATTCTATTTCATCGATGATGCTCTCACCATAAATATGGTACTCAGTTTTGCCATCTAGCTCTCTCCGGACTGCATTTGTAACACGACAAATCATTTCGTCAATAATAACAACGTCGTCTTTTTTAATGACCCTCGCAGGAACTTTAATGGTTTTCATAAATTTGATATACAACAATACTTTTATTTAGTGTGCATTTAAAATTCAATTTTTAATAGCTTTAATCAATTTGAAATTGATGATCATTTGTTTCAAAGATGGTTGCATATCTGGATGGCATTTGAACCGATCTTTTTCATATTTTTTTATCAATAATTTTGGGTTGCATTGGTATCTAATAAGAAGATGCTCTAACCAAAAAAAAACGTCAGTAGAATTATAAAAACATGCCAATTCGAGAGCTTCATACTCGTTCGCGACGATCATATTTTTGATAACATGTTCATAGACGTGACGAGTGCTCGTTAATAATCTAACCATTTTCAGATGATTAAGTTTACATTGCTCAATAAATATTTCGAATATCGTATATTGCGTAAATTTTGATACAGATAACATAAATTCGGCGATATTACAGTGATTATGCATGCAACATAATTGTAACAAATAGTGATTTCCCGAATACAGTGAATAGATAAAATATTTTTTTAGTATTTCGAGCTTGCCGAGTCTGTACAAATTATGTAAGATTTGGCACACATGATCATCTTTAACATCATTTATTATGAATTCTACCACATCAAATCGTTGATTCGTAAAAGCATCTGTAAATATTTGTGTAGGTGTCCATCCATAATATCTATCGTTAAAAATGAATATGTCATTGTTATCAATAGTTTTTTTATTATCCATATTGAAGATAGATGAACTACACAGACATGAAAAATGAAATATATTTAGCGGACTTTTGCAATAGATATGAACATATAACTGCATAATATATTTTTTTATGTCATATATGATATCAATTTGATTATGGAGTAATAGCATAGCATTAAACATGTTAATCGGGTAAATATGATTTTTTTCCATAGTGTGTTATTCTTAATATAAAAAACATATTATAAGTAGTTATCAATATGCCAGAAGTTTGCGAAGTTGCGTTAACTGCCGAAATATTACATGCTAAAATGAAGGGAAAGACAATAACCGGATTTGATTTTTTTGCGGGGCGTTATGGACCTGATAGAGCAAAACCGAAAGGATATGATGAGTTTGTAAAATTTTTGCCATTAAAGGTTCAGAAAATAGATTCTAAAGGTAAATTTTTATGGTTTGATTTGGTGAATAATGAGAAGGAACATTGGTATGTATGGAATACATTTGGTATGACTGGCAAATGGAGCTTTAGTGTTCAAAAATTTGGGAAATGCCGCATCACAACAACATCTGACGAGTTAACGTTGTATTATTCCGACATGCGTAATTTTGGCACATTTAAATTTTCAAATGATAAAGCTGAATTGGATAAAAAAATCTTGACACTAAGCCCAGATTTTTTGAAAGACGATGATTTTGATTTAAGTTCCATACGCAAATACAAACAATCAGTATTGTCTATTTTAACTGATCAAAAAAAAGTAGGGAGCGGAATAGGTAATTATCTTATTGCAGAAATACTTTACTATGCAAAAATTTCGCCCCATAGGAAATGTAACACTTTGACGGACGATGAAATTAAGGAGCTAACATATTACATAAAATTTATGATCAAATTATGTTATTTTAATGGAGGTAGCGAATATATGGGTCATTTAGAAAAAGAAGCAGCAAAAGTAGGTCGTCTGGATTATCATCCAGACATTCAAATTAAAGGGGATGCAGATAAATTTCTTTTTACAGTTTATCGCCAAAAGAAAGATCCGTTGGGTAATAAAGTCAAGGCGGAAAAAATAGGAAGAGGCGGAAAAGAGCGCACTATTTATTGGGTTCCGGATGTGCAAAAATAATATTATTAAAAAACATTTTTTGTGTTTTAATAGTATAAATGTCTACTTTGGAAATAATTATTGTTATAGTAGTAATTTTGTTGATATACAATTATTATTTCAATCCGTCACACACTATCGTTGAAAATTTAGCACGAACGAGTTATTCGGATCAACGAAATATGCGCGGGATGGGATACGCTGCAGAATTGAGTGTCCCCGGTACGAATAGGACTGCTACTAAAAACGTTCCCAATCGACCTACTACAAATCAAAATCTTGCGAACCGACCTACTACAAATCAAAATCTTGCAAACCGATCTGCTACAAATCAAAATCTTGCGAATCGATCTACCACAAATCAAAATTTAGCGAACAGATCTGCTACAAATCAAAATTTAGCGAACAGATCTGCTACAAATCAAAATCTTGCTAACCGATCTGCTACAAATCAAAATTTAGCGAACCGACCTGCAACAAATCAAAATCTTGCGAACCGACCTGCTACAAATCCAAATTTAGCGAATCGACCTGCCGCAAATCCAACGAATCAGGGACAAACTAGACGATATGATTTTTCAATGGAACCGTCGGTTGCGGACATACCTTCTCCGACGAGGAATGTAAAAGTTAACGACACACCTAACGCAATTATGACGACAAATAATGATTGGGTTACTGAACATAATAGAATTAGGGGGGATGTCGGTCAAAAACCGGTGAAATGGAATCAAACTCTTGCGAATGCGGCAACAGATTATGCAAATAAATGCGTTTTTCAACATGCGAATCAGAGGGCGCAGGGAGAGAATTTGGCGATGGGGAGTCCATCATCGAGATATGATGATAAAACAATGGTGAGACTATGGGAATCTGAAAAGAAAGATTATAGACATCCGCAACCTCCACGTATAACTAGTCCTGGGGAAACTGGACATTACACTCAAATGGTTAATAAAAATGTGTCAGAAATAGGTTGCGGATGTGCAAATTGCGGCAAATCAAGGATGTGTGTTTGTCGATACGATAGAATACAATACGGCAGTCAGCCACCATATTAAAAATGATAATATTTTGTTATTAATATTATCATTTTTATCAATAAGATTCAGGATTAACATTTGGACGTTCAAAGTCTCGCTAGCGTAAATTTCGACAGATTTCTTGACAGTACATTGAATGGACCAATATTTGTACGTTCAAAGTGTCGTCGATGCAAATTTCTACAGATTTCTTGTCGTCATTTTGAATGGACCAATATTTATACGTTCAAAGTGTCGTCGATGCAAAATTTGAAATATTTCTTGACAGCATATTTGAATGGACCAATGTTTCAAGCAATTTTGGACGTTAAAAATATCATTGTTACAAATCTCATTGATATTACTTTGAATAGAGAAATGCCAGCTCTAACAATCCCTTTACATCATTTTTAATGGACCAATGTTATGCATTCAATTTCTGACCAATTAATTATAATATATTTATTCCACCTTGTATGCTAATAAAACTTTTAGATAAAGAAGCAACAGTTTCCTTGAGAGAATCAACATCTGCACGAAGAGAATCTATCAATTTTTTGTTCTCTTGAATTTCTTTCAGCAACATTGGTACCAACACATGATATTGTACAGTTTCTGGTTGTTCATCTTTAATGATAACGATTTCTGGAATGACTTCTAAAACTTCCTCTGCAATCAAACCATATTGTGGAACAGGAACTCCTTGAGCATCTAATAATTTGTTTTCTTTGTACTCAAAAGTTACAGGACGTAAACTATGGATTCTGCTATTATTTGTGATATCGCTTATATTTTCTTTGTATCTGAGTGATGATGAAACGGTTCCTAATTGACCATTGTTATCTATTAAGACAGCGATTGCAGCACCAGCGGTTGTGACGCCAGATATTCCAGCGATAAAACAAGTTGTTTGTCCTGTTCCAATCCTTGTTCTGTTAGAAATAGCTGCGGTATTTGCGTGCCCGATTGATATGTTGTTGCTCCCTGTTACACTGCTTCCTGCATTATCTCCTAATGCAATATTGTTCGAACCGGTTGTCAATGAATTCAATGCGGCTGATCCGATAGCAGTGTTATTCTGTCCTGACGTTAGAATCGACAAAGCCAGCGCCCCATATGCTGAATTTGATGTACCCGTAAGAGTAAAATTTCCTGCATCTGCTCCGCCAAAAATGTTAAATGCTCCCCGTCTAAAAAGTAAAGTATTTCCACCTTGATTGATCGATGCGGTGGTAGAATTACTGAGGGTTATACTAGCCCCAGCAGTTATGTTGTTACTAAATGTTTTTGCACCAACAAATGTTTGAGTACCTGTTGTTACCACTCCTCCAAACGAATCTGACGCTGGTTCAAGATTTAATACATTCCCGGTTAGTGTCATACCATTTGCATTTCCAGTTACGCCTGTTCCAATCGCTGCCAATGTTAATATCGTTCCAGTTGATCCAGCTGGACCCGTCGGCCCAGTTATTCCGATACCTTGCGATCCAGTTGAACCAGTACTGCCAGTTGTACCAGTGGCTCCTGTTGCACCCGTATTCCCTGTTACACCAGTTGGTCCTGTTGCCCCTGTTTCACCTGTAGTGCCAGTTGCACCAGTATTACCCGTTGCACCAGTATTACCCGTTGCACCAGTACTACCAGTAACTCCCGTTACACCAGTATTACCCGTTGCACCAGTACTACCAGTAACTCCTGTTACACCTGTATTTCCGGTAGCTCCTGTTGCGCCAGTAGCTCCTATTGTACCTGCAGATCCTGTTGCACCAGTATTTCCTGCAGATCCTGTTGCACCAGTATTTCCTGTTGCCCCTATTGTACCAGCAGCTCCTGTTGCACCAGTATTTCCTGTAGCTCCTGTTGCACCAGTATTTCCTGTTGCCCCTATTGTACCAGCAGCTCCTGTAGCCCCTGTAACTCCGTCATTTCCAGCAGCTCCCGTTGCACCATCATTACCAGTTGATCCGGTAGGTCCTGTTGCACCATCGTTACCAGTTGATCCGGTTGCGCCATCGTTACCGGTTGATCCGGTTGCGCCATCATTACCAGTTGATCCGGTAGCTCCTGTTGCGCCATCATTACCAGTTGATCCGGTTGCACCATCATTACCAGTAGCTCCGGTCACTCCAGTATCACCCGTATTTCCAGATGATCCTGTAACACCAGTTGCACCTGTAACACCAGTTGCACCTGTAACACCAGTTGCACCTGTAACACCAGTTGCACCTGTAACACCAGTTGCACCTGTAAGACCAAATAATCCAGTGTTACCAAAATAAAGCGCACCATTTGTATTAGTCCATATCGTATTTGTGTTTCCTGGATTTGATGGTTGTGGCACTAATTGTAACCCATCCACCATTATTAGTCCGTCAATTACGGCATCGTTACCGACACTCAAATGTTCAGTGTTTACTGTAAACGCAGTAATCGCTCCACCAACACATACATTTCCGCAAATACGAGCCTCGTCACACACCTTTAACGTATTAACTGTCAAATGACATGAACATTCTTTTCTACATCTTTTTGAACAACAATTTGATGACTTCATTATACTATAATAAAAGATATCATTAATTATTGTGGGTATATGATGGTCAAACGCAAATAATATGATAAGTAAATTACTTATCATATTATGAAATTGGAATATTAATTTGTATTACATTTGGCTTGGTGTTAAATGAGTTAAAATAACCGACATAGTTAGTTACATATTTATGTTGTGTTACATTGTTTGATGTGATAACATACACATTATTAACTTTTGATAGTTTTCGAATCTTACTCATTACCATTTTGTCACGTAAATCAAAAAATTTAGGAGCATCACTGGGTTTGTCATAAAAATTATGTACTACGTTTTCTATCGCTGAAAATTCTGACAAAATAACGGTGTATCTATTCATATTCCGAAAAAAATTTACTAATTCGGACGAATAATTTGAGATTGTTTCTTTTACGATCACCATTTCACTGACAGTAATATGTTCTCTGCAAATAGGACACTCATTATTATTAGTCAAAGAACGAACCATGCATTCCATACATATGTGATGATCGCATATCAAATTGACCTTAATAATATCTGTTCCAACCGATTTTGTCCCTGATGTAAACGGTTCATAACAGATCGGACACGTAGTTTTATCCGCATTATCAACAAAATAATGTTTATCACTTAGATATCTTGTATAGTTTGTTAAATCTTTTTGGAAATCTTCAATCGAATTTTCTATAAATTCTTGATCTAATGATACATGAGAACAGTCAGAAAATGATGTAACAATTTCCTTTAGCATATTTTGCACCCGCTTTAATCTTTTCAACGATTTATCGATCTTGCTGGTTATGAATCTTTTCAAGTTTGTTCCATCAGTTATTGATAATGATAGTGTCATCATTGCATTAAAAAAATTATTATCTATGATACTTAATCTTTTTTGCGTAACAAATGAATATTTATTGTTGCGATCGTTTGTCAAATGATTTTTCCATTTGTCATAGTACACGTTCAATTCATTGACTATATTTTTTTCGATATGATTTGGATATATTGTGTCATATCGATCAATATCCATTGAGTCATAGTTTATCCTTGCGTACATTGAATTAAAACTGGTGAATATGAATCGGTTGATTTCAATACGATATGTTTTGTCCAACGTTGGTGATTTAGATGTGTTTTTATGATCTAACCAAAGTTGAAGTAGACTACTTATTTCAATACATCCAAAATTATTATTTTTGGTAAAAAAGTAAGTATACAATGGCAATGCGTTGATTATCCAAATAATTTCGCAATTTATTTTTTTAATAAGATTTTTTATACATCCTAAAAATTGTTGATGACATTCATGGATAATTAATCTTTTCCACTTATTCGCCATTATTTTTTGCATATTATTCCTCTCAATACGTATCAGTTCGTCATAAGTCATGACATGTGCGTTCGTTTTAGTCCAGATTTTTGACATTGACTTGGGCAAGATCACAAAATCATTGTTACTAATATCCGCAAAATTATCCCGAACTATTTTGACTGGTGAATTTGTTTCAATGATACCACCTTTTTTTTTGAACGATAATTTGCTAATTACATTTGCTGAAACTATACTGTTGTTGTTTTCTTTAAAATTGATAACATACTTGTCATTAATTTGGTACATGTACCATGGAATTAGAGACAAATGTTTTTTCTCTACAGAATTGATAAATTTTTTACAATCATATATATCAATTTTGAAACACTTCTTTTCAATAATTTGTTTAGCTTGTAACTGCGCAAAATAAAATCTCAGTTTACGAAACATCCATGAATTATGTCTTTCTGCCAAAACTGTGTCGATATTTAGACAAAAATATAAATAATATGTCTTGCCAGCGACATTTTTTTGGATACATTTTTTATCGGGACAATATATTGATCTATAATGATACGAATCAAACGTCAAATTAAAATGAAAAAATGGTCGATTTCCAGTGCAGTGTCGTTTATGAATAGGCGTATCATTTATATATATTGTTCCGCTTCCGTCGTCATATTCAATATCATCATTTAATGCGACTGTGTATATTCTGTACAAAAATTTGGTGATCATCTTCTTTGTCAAAAGAAGTGCACATGTGTTTATATCTACAACACGAGCAAGTTTAATCCTCGAATATAAATTCTTAACTATTATCAACATGAATGTCATAAACGAAAAGCGTATCAAACCAACATTAGTTGACCCATATGTGCGTCAAAAGATAATCAAAACAATTAAGCCTTCAAAAGTTAACTATTGGGGACCAACTAAAAATGCTGCACAATATTTTTATGAAGACTATATCCGTCCAAATCTATTTTCAGTCATTTTAATCGGAATTTTTGTCATGATACTTATATACCGTTATACATTAACACAGAAGGATAAATTATTACGCGAACTTAATAACGAGGAAAAGATCAAAAATCCTGATTTAGATATGGCTATGCTTTTATATAGATATCAAAAAGAGATGTCGTTAGAACCTGAAAATAAAACAAAGGTATCATATCCAATATATCCATATGTCAATAACGTCCGATAATTTTAATGTTCTCAACAATATATAGTAAGTAATGTTCCAAATCGATATTTTTTACATATTTGTCGGATTATGTGTTGGTTTTTTTATAGTCTACGTGACATCCCCGCCGCCCAAAATTGTAATCAAATATCCAACACTAGAAAATATCAAAGATACTACATATATTGACGAAAAAGGACAATGTTACAAATATTATTCTAAAGAAATCAAGTGTAATTTATCGGACAGTAGCTAATTTTAAGCGTTCTAATGATACTGGGTCATTTTCCAGCACCAATTTGAACTTGTTACAATCAATTTGCCTTGTCCTGCAAATTTGTCCGCTAGTTGTGTCCTTGCAGGCTGGAGTTCGCGGTATGTTTATACATCGAATATAATTGAATATATTTTCGTCAGCAATCTTAACATCCCAAAGATACTTTTGATTTTTTTTAATATCCGAGGCCATGTCAAGACTATCCTTGGCCTTAGCTTTTTCGTCGTTAACCTTTTTCTCTAACGCAACGATCGTATCACCTTGTCTTACAATATATATCACAAACCCAATCACTATTGCACAAATCACCAAAATCCACAACCCAAAATTACTCTCACTCATTATTAATTTATAATATTAATATAGATTAATAATGCAACCTGTCATGGATACTAAAATTTTTTCGATATTTATTTCATTATTATGGGGATTCGGAATAGCATTGTTATTCAAGAAAGCGTGTGATAACGGCAGATGCATCGTCGTCAAAATCCCCAACAATTTTGCTGATACGATCGTTCAAAATGATAAATGTTACCAACTAAATAGATATTTATCAGAGTGTACTTACTAAAAAATATAATAGCGTTTATAAATAAAAATCGAGTATTATAATAACAATGATATCAAAAAAAATATTGAATGTTTTGGCATTATTATCAATAATTGCGATCATCATATATTTTTATTACAATGGCAATGACGACAAAAAAGAAGAACCTAAAATAGAGGATAAACAAATAAATAGACGAAAACGTAGGCGTGTTATTTCCAAAAAAAATAAAAAGAAGGTGCGATTCAATGATAATGTAAAATATCATTATTATGACACGAGTGATCCAATAGGTGACAAAATAGATATTGATCTTATCTTAAGCCAAAAAAAAGTAGTTCCAGTTTTAAAAGAAGCGAAGATAGATATCATTGAAGAAGAACCTCTGAACATCGTTAAGCCTATAAATTTAGAGGAAGAAAATGCGGATGATACTTGGGATACCAGCTTTGGTCAACCATTGATTACAAAAAAAGAAAGTCGATGTCATTTTGATAAGATGCAAAAAAGTAATCGCAAATATGAAAAATCAATGAGTGAGTTTACAGAATATCAAGTCGATAGAAGTTCTATAGTGGAACCTGAATTTAAAATAGATCCGTTTAAACCTAGCACAAAATCAGGAAATCTTAAAAATCAAAAAATTAAGGACATATACGACATGCAAGTGGCAGCTCCCAAAGCAGCTCCTAAAAGGATCAAAAAAGTGACATCAGATTTGATCACATACGAAAACGATTCTGAAAATAATGGTGGCCTAATACAAGGTACAAATTTACATGGCTTCGACAGCCATAGTAGCATTTTTGGTGATGCTGCGTTTGGTAATGAATTTTAAAAAAATTGATTATCAAAATTACATAAAGAATAATTTACTACTAACATAGTAACAATGATGTACACAAGACAACGAACAATAATTAAAAATAAAGATCTAAATACGTCATCAGTTAAACAAATGATCGTAAAATACACATATGATTTGGTGAACGATAGTGCGAGTACCAAACCTATCAACATCACCAAAATGAGTGATATTACAAACATACGTGACAAAGATTATATTGCTTGTCCGAAATATTTTGGAGAAAGATCTTGGATGATATTTGTCAAATTAAATGGATGTTATTATGCGGTAACATTTTTAAAACAACATAGGCGTAATAATATCAACAGTATCGTATTAATGTCCGTCGAAATTCCTGTAAATGAAGAGATGTACAATGGAACGATAATGGAGGGTATATATAGTGTTACAGGGGGGATAATAACGTTCATTATTGATGAAATATATTATTTAGCCGGTAAGTTACAATTATTGAAACCAAAAGATGATAGACTGAAAGATTTAGCGAATTATGCTTGTACAAAATTTGGCGGTAACCCAAACTATAATGTGCGCTTTTGTCATCATTACCAAATAGATAAAAAAAGTTTAGAATCATTCTATGACAAAATTAAATCAGATAATACAATACAAGAGATCATGTTTTATCCTAAAAAATATGGGGATAATGTTTACAGTTATATGATAACAGGTGAAGATTTGGTTGATCAAGTGGTTAGGATATCTATTTTTACGATGAAAAAAACTAAACAACCGGATGCATATGATTTGATCGACATAACAACAGGGAACAAAGTAGACATCGCGATAATCCCTGATATTCAAACAAGCCAAAAATGCAAAAAATGGTTTAGTACCAATAAAACGACCACGTTGATTGTCAAATGTAAATATCTTTTTGATAAAAAGAAATGGTTACCGATTGAAATCTGTGATGAATAATTTTTAAGTAATGATTATTAATTAAAAATTAAAAGTAATACGCTAATATTGTCAGTTGATCCACACGCAAATGCATAATCTGCTAATTTTCTTCCAATATTTTGGTTAGATTGATCATTATGTGGCGGATATTTGTTCCGGATATCATATGTATATGTAAAACTATTAGTCATATGATCCCTAACGAAATTAACTGCCGTATCACTTGACATAACATCCCATAATCCATCACATGCCATAATAATAAATTCATCATTTTCTGTCAACGGATAATTAAATATTTCAGGGATATGTGTTACATACGGTACGTTATCTAAATCACCGAACGCTCTCGAAACAGATAGATCACCTATTCTCCACGCTTTTTCTTCAAAATGAATTGGTTCATTTGTATCATGGGCTCTGTTGACGTCTTTGATTCTTCTTTTCTCATCTGGCCAGTCAGGTTTATGATCTTTCGATAATGGGATCGCCAAACCTTTACGTGATAACACCGCTCGACAATCTCCAATGTTGATAACCTGAATATATTTTTTACCTTTTAGCATATGTCTGATTATAACTAAAGCAGTCGAACCACAACCATCTGCAATTTGTTTAGGATGCGTTTTCAATAATTGTTGTATGGTATTATATATTTGAAATATTTCCGTATTTCGCAACGGGTAAATATTTGTTCTTTTCAAAAATTGTTCTCTCAACTGCGGAACAACAAATTTTGACACTTCATCGCCACCATGACCATCACATATTATAAATAAATCTATCGCAGCAGACTTGTTATCAATCGGACTCCCGTTAGGTGCCAAATTTCGTTCAATATATTCCACGTCTTCATTACTCTCTCGTCGACCGAGGATTGACGATTTATGGACAGTTACGTCCGAAACGGGTTTATTCATTTGCATGTTATTATATCCATATACAGATCATTTATTATAATCCTTTTTAAATTCAATTTTTCTCAAAAAAAAAATTGATTAAAAAATTCCTATTTAAATAGGAGGTTATTATTGCAATTATAACCAAAATGGATGATAAAGTTTGTTGTTCGATTTGCAAAACAGATATGATGTTGATGGATCAGCTTTCATGTTCCCATACTATTTGTTTCGTTTGTGCAGCTCAAACGTTCGTTCCACCTAACAATAGCGGATCATGTCCCGCTTGCGGCCTCATCCTAGCTACAGATATTAAAACGATGTATGATGAATTCATCAAAGTCCCGTTGAATAAATTACGGTTAGAGCATGGATTCATGGTTAATGATATACTATGGACGTACGGTGGTTATAATGGAAATCAATGGTTGTATACTCGAAAACAATGTGTCGACATTGAAGAACAATATCAAAAATATGCAGATTGTAGTAGTTCAACTGAATCTGATTTGGTATCATCGTCTGATGATTCGTTTGGTTTAGATGACACTTCCACAATGACGTTGCAATTAAATGTTGGCAATAATACGGTTGAATATGTTTTAAATTTTGAAAATATGAGTCAATATCCAAAAGCGGATGCTTCCAAAACAAGAAGTCTGACCAGAATTCCATTAATGTCATATGACGATATTACTAATAATAAGATAGTTGGCGTTAGTGGCAAGAAATTTTAATAATTCATTATCAATAAATTATTAATTTTTACGATATTTGCGTCGGTTACGTTTAGATTTGCGAGGTCTGTATTCAATTTCCTCTGATTCACTATCTTCCTCATCATAATCATCACATCTGCATGGTTTACAACGTTTTTCTTCGCCATACATCATTTGTCGATCATATTTATCAAATCCTGTTGGAACGCCGTTATCTTTAGAACCATATTTCTCATTTCTTACTTGGTCTTCTACAGATTCGTATTTAATATATGTGTCATATACTTGACCAGTACTTTTCAAAAAATCAACTGGTTTGTAACCACGTGCTGCTAAATTACGTTTAGTTGTTTCGTCAGCTAATTTATCAAATTTTCCACCAACGCGTTTATATTTCAATTCATCAGAGTCAGCCCATGGTTTATCGGTCAATTCTGGTGCCAGCATTGAAAAATCAACGTTGCGCATTCCTTCAACTTTGCACGAATCTGATTTTTGAGTGTACAAATATGTTACTACAACTAACGCAATAAGAACCGCCAAACAGAAATATTTATTTGTTAAAAAACTGTCCATCAAGATTTATATATTAATAGTTAGATTATAAAATAAATTTGTTTCATAATGTTTTGCCTTATCGATACTAATCTAGGGCGCGACGGACCTGGTAGTGCGCGGGAAAGAAAAGTGTCTCATTTTTTTAGTTGTATTGTCAGAAAGCGATATTTCCGGAAACTTCTCGTTGATCTTATTAGAAGAATTTGTCAATCCAATATTGATCATAAATTTTTTGAATTCATCATAAGAAATGTATCCATCCCCGTTTTCATCAACAATTTTACATATTTTTTTAATTTTGGCAGTGTATTCGGTGATCTCATCAGTTGTCATGTGGCGGTTGACGTTGTATAATAACGAAATAAGTTCACAACACGTTATTTTGCCATCACCATTTTTATCTAAACTATCAAAGATTTCTCGAATTCCTATTCGAGTGATGACATATTCGTGGCAAATAGGTATAATATATGAGAGATATCCGTAAATATCAAGATAGTTTTTAGTTTTGCCAGATAAAGTCCCACCAGAAACCTCACGATTTATTGATTGTAATATTTGATCGCATTCGTATTTACTCCATTGATCATTCAATTCACTATTGATAAATTCCTTTAAAGCTTCTGGGGTTATATCCTCTCCTTTGTTTATGGAATCAAATGATTCAATGTATTCTTCCATGTCATCATCAGATAGTTTATACTTGCGTTTCAAATAATTGTACCATTTTTTTTCTGAATGGTCAACGCGTTTTGACATCATCTTATAATTCTAGCGACTAAAATTATATTACGATTAGCTCCCTATCATTATTTTCTTCTGGATCATATTGATTGATTATATCATATGGAAAATCAATTGAAATGACTCGATTAACTAATGAATGAATCGCATATACATTCATATTTATTAATTCTTGCGCGAAATTTAATATTATCATCGACAAATCATTAATATATGATTGATTGTAATTTTGCATTATTTTAGTATTATTTACTCCGATACCGATATTCAATGGAGCTAGGCGCACATAATCATCGAAACATTTTGCAAATTCATCAACAAATGATGACATTTTAATTTTAATTTCATCAAACAATATATCTAAAATTTTAATCATCATTTTGAGTTGTTCACTGTCGTCTCTGCACGAAATATATAGGTCGGCGATATAAGCAGGAGATATGAATTTATATTTTCGGCATGATATAATCTCTTTAAAATGTGTGTCGATTGGGAATTCAGAAAGTAACATTTTGAGATTAGAATTCGATGAAAAATTTTTTTTAACAAGGTCAACATATTTGGCGAATACAACAGAAAAAATCTTGTCATTTTTTCTAAAATATTTATCGTTGTAATACAGAACATCTATATTATCAGTCAGGACTTCTGTCACGTTCCAATTATTCATTTTGAAAAAATCAATTGGAACGTAAATGTTATTATAAAATTCTTTAAAATATTTGCGCAAGAGCAAACATATTTCTTTATTAGCTTTGATATCATAGATAACTATTTCAGCAACATCACACACTTCTTCCATGATATTATATTATTCGAAACATTATATATTTATATCATGTTTCAAATATTTATTACTTTAGCAAACTCCGATCTAGTCATTGTTTTAACACCTAATTGTTTGGCAGCAATGACCTTTGCTTCTTGTGCTTTGTCATCAGCATATACAAATAGTGTAGTAGTTTTGCTGGCTTTGCTCCCCATACGTCCTCCTTGAGCTTCAATGTATTCTTTCCATTTTGGTTCACGGAAAAAACTGAATATAATAATTTGATCTTTGAATTTGCCGGCAATATTCGTAACATTTTTATATGGTTTGATAGTGATAAGTTTTGTTACTTTTTTGTAAAGCGCTTGGAACTCTGGCAAAGAATTAATGAAGGAAGTTGCAGTTGTATCATCAAATCCATTGATATTTACTATCAAACTTATCCATTTATTTTCATTGATCGGTTCATATTTTTGAATAATATCTGGATAAACATTTAATATCTTCTTGATCTTTCTTTCGCCAAATCCTCTACCAAAACAATTACTTGCAACCATTAATTTCAAAATATCTAAATTTTTCAAACTATTCTGCAAATTATTGATCAATTTTTCCGCCAACTTATCTTGAAATCCGTCGAGTTCTAATAAATCTTTCTTTGTTAATGTTATTATCTTAGGAATGGTGTCAAAACCTGCTTCAACAATACGGGCAACAGTTTTTTCAGACATATTCTCTACACCTATATCCGTCACAAATTTAGTCATACGCGTAATAATGACAGTAATATCCTGATCTGCGTTCGTCAAAATGATATTCACTCCTGTCTCATCCCATTCGTACTCTAAATCTTTCGGTAATGCAGATTTTTTGGCAGGTTTGATAACTCCCATGATATATGGAATAGTATCGCCACTACGAGTCATATTTATAATCGCATCTGGTCCTATCAAATTATCATCAATAAATCTTGCGTTAAATCCGGTTGTATATTCTAAATTTGCTTGTGACAAACGGATCTGCTCAAAATGTATTCTTGGAATTATGTGACCATCTTTTGCAGGTTTCCATATTACCTCGATAACTTTTGTAGATGCAGTTTCTGTAGTCCCCTTATATGCGATAGCATAACTTGGATTTCCAGATGTATTTCTAGTATAAGGTTCGTCCACCGCAATAATGATACCATCTATTTCGTACAGTGATGCATCTTTTTGTTTTTTTAAAATCTCAGATAACTTTTTAAGGTCTAATTTTTTTTTATGAGTGGTATATGGTGCTACCATAAATCCATACTCTAAAAGAGATTGCATCTGATCCGACGGTGACATATCTTCTGGTTTTATAATTTCGTACGCAATAAAATCTACATCTCTGGCATGTTTTTTGTTAACAGAACCTTCTTTAGAATTAACAATTCCTGCAACCATGTTTCGTGCATTAGACATTTCGTGTGCGTATTTTTTAAAATTCTTAATAGTCATGATCAATTCTCCTCGCAAGACTAATTTATCATCCGTATCAGGAATTTCAACATTAATAAGATCTAACAAGTGAGATATGTTCTGACCAGTTTCTCCGTCACCTCGAGTGTACAATTGAGTTTTTCCTGATTGCGTGACCATCAAACAAGATATTCCATCCATCTTGTCGCTAATCAAACAAGGGCCCGGATTGCTGCTGATCCATGTATCTAATGCCTTTTCAGTTTTGATCTTGTTCATGCTACCCATCCAATATGGTAATTTTACTTTCTTTCCTTTGATTGCCGCCCCAACTTTGGTCAGTGCAGAAGATTTAGGACTTAATGATGCCAATTTATCGACAAGCAAATCATATACTTCGTCAGAAACGAGAGATTTACTTGTATTATAATAACTGTCTGCACTCAATTTAATCACTTCCTCTAATTGTTTGACAGTCAAGCTTGGCAAAACCATATATATGGCGCTTTGAGATTTGTTAATTTTTTTGATGATATCCATGGTTCTAATTTGGATAATAGTTCATTTATTTATAACAATAATATTAATCAATTTTTTTATCTGAATCCGTCCCAAACGTAATAGATTCTGAATTATTTTTTTCAGTTTCAGTAACGGAACTTGCCGAAAATATACTATGATTATCACTTTCTGATACTGATAATCCGTTAATGGTATTCCCTCCTTTAATACTATCACTTGTCGTCGCACTTTTTTCATCAGTGAATGTTATCTTCTTCCCTTTTTCTGTGTTATCCAATACAACGATTTCCTCTTTGGCATATTTTGTTTTATAAATCAAATAAGCAAAATCAATAACTAATAAAGATAACGCATGATATTTATATTTTTCATACAACTTGTCGGGAATAAATTCGGTAGCGATAAATAATGCGAAAACATATATTACGCATCCGATCATAAATTGCGTAAAAAATTTGGGATAATATTTTCCTATTGTTAGATTTATAATTAGAAACAACATCTATATTTGTTTTATTAGAAATAAAATAGGTAAAATGTTCCTGATGGTAAATATTTATTTTGTCGTTTTGGTAAATGATTCTTATTATTTAAATGAGAATCATCTAGAGATTCTAAAAGATACAAGGATTTCCAGAATAATATACAGCGGAGCAATAATCTACTGGAGTTTCACAAATTGTTGGCAACACAAAATATGCATCCCTGTTAGATGATCTGTCAATAGTTCCCAAATCGTAAGATAAAACAGCATTTACGTGTTGACATGTAGCTGCAAGATATTTGTTTGTTGCGATAAATCGTTTTATATCTTTCGTTGGAAATCTATTTGCGATAAAATTAAATGGTATCCTTTGCGCAAATGAAATCTGAGTAATAACATCCATCATATTTTTCATTGATGCTGATAAATCATGACCGCAGCCTCCAACATCTTGTGTTAATCCATCACATGTTGCTTTAATTGTTGTCGATTTTGGTTGTGACAAAGCAGTTGCATATCCCGGTTGCATTTTCATATATCCAAAATCAGGGACATATGTACATGTTTCCCCCATGCCTGATTGGCCAAAAAAGTACGCATCGTGTGCAAACAATATATTAATTCCTCCTCCTGATTGGGTCCAATCAAATACCATTCTGTTATTTTGAGGATCAATAACTAGAGTTGTTTCTGTTTGCGGAAAAGCAGGTAATCCTCCAATTTGAATATCAAAAGTTCCATTGATAATATAACCTGTTGACGACATATGATAATTGAATGGTGTCCATAATGGTAACGGAGCCGCTGATATTTCGTTTGAAATAAATAATAATATTAAGAACGCAACTAAGAAGGCCATTTAATTCGTAATACTTTATATATTAAAAATATTATCCCTGGCAGTTTTTTTTTCATTTTTTTTTGTGCCAATAAATACCATCATAAACGTAAAGCTAAATTCTTACGTCATTATAATGAGTATTTGCACGTGGGTTTGTTATTTAATTTATTCGTTGGATACAAATCAAACATACATAGGATCTTCTAATAATTTTTTGAAGAGATTGACCAATCATAACAGAGGAAAAGGGGCTAAACGAACAAAAGGACAAACTTGGATTCCGTATATCGTGATAACGGGTTTTCATCACAAAAATGCATGTCTTTCATTTGAATCAGGATGGAAACGTTTGACATACAATCGATCCAATACAAGGTTGGAAATGATAAATATTATGGCGAATACGGATTTGACATATACAACATTGCCGAAATGGAACAGAATATTAGATTTGCTTTATTTTTTGCATAACGTAACTCTTCTTGATACTAAATTCAAAATTAACTATGATATACAACATATAGTAAATCAACCGGAGGGTTTGAAAATAATTATCTTTGCAGAAGATGTTATGTCCGAAATACCATGGCCATATTTTATCTCTATAAAAAATCACAAATTGTCAAAAATAATTTAATTTATCACTTTATATAAGATAAATATGGAAGGTAATTGGACACAATTGTTAATTGAAGCCGTAATCATGGGTATCATTATCGTCGTTTTAGGATACATCGTTTCGTTTATCACCAAACCTTGGTTTGGCACTGCACTCCCAGAAGTCTGTAAACATTGGAATGATGATTACATGATGGAGATTAATTTATTCTTGATTGGATTCATTGGTCACTTAGGATTCGAATTAGCTGGCATGAATACATGGTATTGTAAACACGGTCACGCATGCTCTCAATAAATTGTTTAAATTTTAATAAAGAATTAAACAATTTTAAGTTGAATGATATATCGCAAACTGACCTGTTCTTCATGATAAACTATGAATTCATCATATTGGAGACTGCAATGTTTATTAGTTTTTGTTAATTTACCACGTGGTATTTGAGTATTATCGTCATATACATCGTATTCAGCGAAAGTAGAGGTACCTAACCCCCATGTTGAATTGTATGGTTTTGGCAAATTAGCGGCGGTCAATCTAGAATCAGCTGATTCTTTCTTTATCATCTTTCCCAACGCAACTTCTGAGACAAACAGACAAGCAGTATTATCGGATGATCCATAATCGCAATAGTTAATACTTTTACTACATGAATTAGCAAAATATAAGCCCATACCAAACATTTTTCCGGTGATACAAACATTGATACCCAATTTGGAAGGATCAACAACCAAACCGTTTTTTAGAATGCCAATCATATTAGACACTCTCGTTCCGTGAAACAGCAACGTCTTATTTTTGATTTTGGCGCTATATTTTTCGTACGCATTCCTTTCTTTTTCACGATTTATTTCGAATATGTTCGTGATTTCGAATTTAAAATGATGAGTAGGCGCCTTTGAATTATGTAAATAGTCAGACAAATCATGGTACATCGCATCTGTTTTATCCAAAGGAATAAATTCTGTTTCTAAATCTTCATACAGATTCACTAAATTTTTCATAACATTATTTTGTTTCATCTTGACAACTGATGCTGATCCGTAAACCATTTGCGATAATTCATTCAACAGATTTATATTCTTACCGATTAAATCTTTGCTGTCTATTATCGGCGGCATTTTCCGTCCGGTTGCCATTGGAATCAATGTGTAAAAATCTGAACTCAGAGTTGATAACGTGTCTCTATCTTTCAGGTTATTATTTATTTTATTCAATATATCATAGGCAGCATCAATTTGTTTTTGACTGATTTTACCCAAAGGCATTTTATCGGTATCAATTTCTAACTGCGCGAGCGTATTTTTCATATAAACTTGATTACTTATCAGTTGCAAAAAACTCATAACTCGCGCATCCATATCAATTTCAGATTCAGATTTTGATTCAGATTCAGATTCTATGGATTCTTGTTTAGCGCATTCAGTAATCGTCAAAAAATATTTATGCGGCATTTTGACAAAATTATCTTTGTTGTACCAATTATTACCCGTTTTGGATTTAAATTGTTTGGCAAAAAACTGTATTGCACCTGTTTCATTAAATTCTTTATAACTTGTGGTCCCTTTTTCTCCAATTCGCCCATAACGAATATATACAACGTGCTTACCTTGAAATTTGATAATTTGCATGATGTAATATTTATTCATATTTTGGCCTATGACTGTCTGATTAAGAGTGCAACTAAATATATCCTCCTTTACTTGTAATATTTCGCCCCCAACATATTTGCATTGTGGATCTATCAAATGTCCTCCTGTTGAAATAGTTGATTTGTTCATGGGTAATAATTGGTTCAATAATGATTATTTTATATGTTTTTATCATATCAATTTTTTTGGTATGATAAAATTAATTATATTGACTGAATGGGACTAATTCTACAATCAATTTATCTAAATTTTTAGGTGGACTAATATGGTGTTTTATAGGAGCTCGTTTTGGGACCTCATTTTTTATTCGTGTTGGTGGTTTGCGAGATTTGTTTGTGGGCTTTTGCTTTTTAGAAAGTAACGGTAATGGTATTTTGCGATTTGTTTTAGAACCAGAAGCAATAGGCCTATTCTTAGGCATCAGTGCTTCAATGGCTTTCTTAGTGGCACTGGTAGCTAATCTATCAGCTTCATTGTTACCAATGGCATTATAATCATCCAAATCAGAATGTCCATCAACGTGTTCCATAAAAATAGAATATTTATTGTAGTATCTATATATCTCTTCGATAAATTCCCTGTTGAGAACAGGTTCCCCTTTTTTTGTTAACCAACCATTATTGACCCAATTGTCTGCCCAATTAGTAACACAGTCAATACTATATTTAGAATCTGTTTTAACATAGACGTTATATTTTGACAATCCCAGACGTGAATTAATATAACGGAGCGCAGAATATATTGCATACAATTCAGTTCGTTGGTTTGTGCATTTGCCTTTATTGAAAATTTTGCTTACATCTGGTAGTTCTTGGTCTGGGAAATGAATTCCTATACCACCAATCGCACCTACTTTGCCGTTTCTTGAACAAGATCCATCTGTGAATACTACTAAATTTTCTTTCATATTTATTAGTATAAAAGATTATATCTTCTAATGCATACAAATTAATTATTTATATCAATGATTAATTTGTTGACTGTTGATTTCTTCTAGCACGGAATTGTGGATTGGTAAAACTACCGTCGTTTTGTGGTCTAGGTTGAGCAGGATTTTTTAATATTTTAGGTGGGTTGTTGCTGCTGTATTGGGGCTTTTTGTTACGGTTTGAATTTGCTATCGACACATGGAAGCGATTTTCCATCGTCATATCATTAATAATATCACCGATAACAGCGTTTGTCTTTTGATGTACAGCTTTTGTAACAAGGGATGTCATGAAAATGATTGCAAATTGTTTATTTTCTGGATAGGTAATATGATCAATTACCCCATAATTGCTAAAAAGTTTTGTAATGTCATCCAATGCTGGCCTAGGTTGCATGTCATTAAATCCATATTTAGCAAAAAACACCGCTTCATACTTACGCTTGTATTCGACAGGTGCATCTTGGAAGACTTGCGATTCTTCTTGTACTGGTGCAGCTGTATTTTGTCTAGGGGGCGAATTTTCAGAGCGTGGGTGATAAGAATTATTACCTGCAACTGTGCTTGCATATGTTACGTAATTTTTTTTATTGTTCATCATCCTTGATCCCGGAGATTGGTTATTTGACATATGTAATGTTTAGATTACGTGTCAAATCTTTAAATCAATTTGTTAAAAAAAAATTAATTTTTGATAATTCATCTTTGAAAGTTATATCTTTGTTCGTTTTAAGGTTTACTGTGTCGAGTGGAGTTTCCAAAATAAGGGGAATACGATGTTTGAACGCATATTTCGCAATTGCCACAAGACCAGCGATCGGAATTTTACCATATCCAATATCTGCGTGCCTATCCACATGCGATCCCAATTCTGTTTTGCTATCGTTATAGTGAAAACATGCTATCTTATTTGGTCCCATTATTTTTTCGAACATTTTAAAAAACGTTCCCGCTTTACTTTTGTCAGATATGTCATATCCTGCAGCCCAAATATGACATGTATCAATGCAAAATTTAATTCTTTTTCTTTCATCATCTTCTAATGACCAATAAATGGATGACAATATATTCAAATTAGTCCCAATTTCGTTACCTTGGCCTGCCCCTGTTTCTAAAATAATCGTCGATTTCGCATCGGTCTGTGCCAACGCGATTTTCAATCCTGTAACGTAATTTTTGGCTGCTGCTTCATCATTAATATCATTAACTTTCATATTTTTTCCCATGTGAATGATTACGCCAATACATCTTTTACCAATGATACTACTCGCGTCTAGATCTTTGACGAGTAATATGATAGACGATTTGAATTTTAAACTATTAATTGGATGGCAGAGATTAATAGTGTAGTTACCGTGAATAACTAATTTAAGTTTGTTAAGAGCCAGTTGGTGAGAAAATTCAAGCAATTGTTTTTCAGATTTTGCTTTTGTTCGAGTTTGTTGCGGATTAGCGAGAAAAATTTGCATAATATTACACCCCATATGATGAGCATCCTCCGGTGCGGAAACAAAATTCCAAGATGCATCGATATGTCTTCCTATACGAAATTTACGCATTATAATATTATTGTTTATAAAAATAAAAAAATAATATTGCCAAGTAATATATTTGATGAAGACAATATATAAATTTAAGGTAATGCGCGGTGGAGCTGACGGGGAAATATCTGTGTTTAGCGACAACGCGCAACGATTGCCCGGAGATGCCACGATAAAAATCAAACCGAATAGTCATTACAACATCGATTATATTATGCATCATTATGATTTGTATGCACTAGAGTTGGCAAAGAATAAGGACATCTGGAAAAACGTTGACTTTCGCGAATTTATCAAAAAGAACATTAATTTAGTGAGTGAAATAGATAATGCTCGTTCGTTGCTTCCGACCAATCCGTATACATATATGGGAACTTATTTTGACGGTGCTAACGATATAGATTACAATGATGCTGCATTTGGGACGGGTTCTGTCCCAATAAGAGATGCATTAACAGCGATCATTGACGCAAAATTAAATACATACAATAACACTTTTCCTTCTCCAGGCCTAGATTTTTATTCCAAAACGTTCCGAAAAGACACTGCATCCTTGCCACCCACAGATATTCCACCATCACTTGCTGCGGCGATTGATTCAATCGAAGGATCATTGCAATCAGTGTTATCTAAATTAAAAGACAGATTTGCACAAATAACTGACGTCACTGAAAAAATAAATGCTGAAACAGTCAAAGCGTTCAAAGCGGTTTCTGCAGTTGTTCTTGAAGGAGATTATACCCAAAAATATGAACAATTAGGGGGTATTATTGCAAATCTTGCTGAACCATTGACACATATCAAACAAGGAATGCTTACGGAAGTCAATATCATCAACAATATGGAAGATGTAACGCAGTATTATGAAAATATGGATTTTTCATTGGCCGTGCCAGAGATTGATGGGGCGTTAAAAGTTCCGGCTGATATGACAGATATGGTATCAAACAAAGAATATTTGAAAAAAATGAAAACCAAAACAAGCGCTAGTTCAGTTGGTCCTATGCCTGATATTTCACTTTTGTCTTCAATGTTAAATTTGAGACCTAAATCGAGTACAGGTTTAGCAAGTAAAAAAAATCCAACATCTTATGGTGATCCTATAATGGATACGTATACGTATTTAAAAGACGTAGAAGAATTATCGCCATCAAGTGAAGCGCAAATTTTATTACAGACCACTATTTATAAATCAGATGATGGTAAGATGCATAGTGAGTATTTGGATGATTTAAAATTGGAAAATATACGAAAAGAATTAGAAAAGAAGGTTAATAGTTATAGTAGGCTAATAACGGGGCTGGATAATGCTGGTTCACCACCTTTACCTTTACCAAATACAGGAGTTGATGTTAGAAATCTAGAGCAGATTTCGGTTGTTCTACCTCCTAGAAATATTCCAATCACTGATCCTAACGGTCACGAACGATTAAAAGTCTACAAGCAATTATATAAAGTGCAAAAAATGAGGGGAGGATCCAACAAAAAATATGGCTTTGAACATCGCAAGCACATCGTTCATGCATCACAAACTGGTGGCGCGGTAGTCAGATTTGAATCTTTAGACGAAAGCTCTAACAAACGACTGGCGGATATTCGCAAATACAGGGATGAAATAGATAAGCGAACGATAGAGAAAAAAGAGCGAGACAGTTTCTTTGACAGAGAAAGGAAGCTAAGCGTTGACGTATTGTATCAAGAAAATGATTTTTTGCGCGAAATGCAATATGAGTTCATCCTTTCAAAAATCAAAACAATTGGTATCGTCGATGAAAAATTTGTCAAAATGAACGAATTACAGCAACAAGTTGATAAATATCAAATGAATTTGACAACATATCTCGAACGATTAAACAGTCGCGTGATCAAAAGTCAAGACACTGACGTGTTACAGAATTTATTAGCTACGGGACGGCTTGTTTCTGCAGATGTTGAAAACTTTTTTGATAAAAGTGGTTTGTCTGGCGTGCGACCAAAAGATTATTCGACAACTGATATCGGCATCAATACATTAACATTTATCAACACAATGTCGACTCTCTATGATAAATTGGGCGGAGATATTAATAAAGTAGGGGAAGTAATGAATGATGCATCTAATGAAGGAGTCACAGTTTCTCAAAGATCTACAGATTTGACCAGAACAAATGATGATCTTGAAATATTGAAGGATGATTTGGCAGACCTTAACATTAATATAAATGCTGCTAGCGCAAAAATTCGCGACAGCATTGATTATATCGATGTTGTCAAAAAAGGGGCGCAAAAAGTGATCGAGCGGAATTTAAATTATGTCGATGCGTTTGTCAGCAACATATTTTATGATTTAGACGGATTTACGAAATATTCTGCTACTCTCAAAAAAATCCAAAAAATTATCGGCGATAGTAAATTTACATGGGATGGATTGTCATTAGCGCTGAATTCATTCCAAAATGAAACTGATGAGATTGCAAAGTCTGGCAAAAATAAGGAATATGACGATTTTTTCGTTGGTAAACCAGAATATTCGAAAGATATCGATTTAGTCCCCGTCGTTAAGGATTTTAGCGATTATGCAAAAAATGTTAAAATCTATGGTGACAATATCCTCACAAATTTTAACGGCAAACAGCAACTGACTGTGCTACTTAATAACGCGGTTGATCTTAATGCAACGTTGGAAGGTTTAGAAGTGTTGTATAATGTTATGGTTGAAAATCCAGCAGTCAATTATAATGTTACTGTAAATATGCCAAGTAGTGTATCAAATATCATGACGAGAATTTCTGATTTTTTAGGTGATATGAATCCGACAATCACACATTTTGACAATAGTGGAATGAAAAATTTTGATAAAATCCAAACATATTTAAAATTGGATCCAGCCTTTGGAGGATCACCTGCTACGCGACTGCAAAATTATATCAAAAAAATACTACCCATCATGGGTAATTTATCTCTCTTTCCAAATATTTACAACAAAATAAACATTCCTGCTAATTTGAAAGAATTTATTGATGAATTTGCTATTCCAGAATATGAAATGATCGAGAAATATGTAAACGGAATAAACAGTCGTTATGTTGACAAATATAAAACACCAGACAATTTGGTAATAATCAATAATATGTTGAACGTTGTCCGCAGTACGATAGCCAAAATGATTCATGTGTTTAATACGAATTCTAACAAGGGAAAATGGGGACCACAAGCGTTGGCACTACAAACTGAAAAAACATTTATTGATGATAATCTGGAGACAACCATCAATTGGGGAGTGCATTTGACTGGAAATAGGGAAGCAGCTCTTGATCGAATAAAAAAAATTATCAACAATCTGGGTATCTACAAAGGAAACACTGATTTGGCTATTAATGGGCTCGAAAAAACCATCGATGCGTACACAACAAAAATTAAAAAAACATACAATTTCCCATCTGATGACTATCTACTAAATCATTTTACAGATCAAGGTAAAGTTCTCAGCGTCAGTTTGATAGAGACTTTCTATGAATATCTTTCTTCAGCATACGCTAAATTACTTGGTAATAGTTTACTAGACAAAGATTTGAGTCTCCAATATTCCAAAATCAAGAGTCTTTCAGAAAATGTTTTGAAAAACACAAAAAGTAGAGAAATAAAACTGCTTACGACTGTCGAAAACATCCCAGATATTGATGCTGACCTTAAAACGCTTCACGATGCTTATATTGATTATAAGAAGGATCCCGCGCATCTTAAGAAGCGGGGAGAAATCAATGCGCAAACAGAGAAAAATAAAATAGATAACAATACAATTGTCGCGTCAAGAAAGTTCAGAGGAGTATTTTCTAATTACAAAACTCTCGCCGTTCCTTGTTTACAATTATTGATAGATAAGGGGACGGCTAAGGCGGTTGCGGCCCTCGATTCCGAATTGAAATTCGAGCCGGGAAAAATTCGTATGATATATACATTCGAGCCGGATACAGTAACGTATAAAACAAATCCATTTGTTGGCGTGAAAATAAAAAAAGACGAATTTCTAGATATTTCAGGCGGGACGTCAACCGACTTGACTTTTGTTCTACCAAGATCGAACGATTACCCAGCAGGTAGTCCTAATATTACTTTCGCGGTCCCGTTTCAAAAAATAAAACTAATTATACCGGTTGGCACAATTTCAGAATCAAATCTACAAAACTTTATTACTACAATAAATACGATCGAAACTTGCATAACATTAATTCCTATGATCCTAAACGCTAAAAAAAGTTTGGACGGATATCGCTTTAAAGCAAAAGCGGGGACAGCAGAACCTGAAGATCCTGTTGCGACTGGCGGTAATGGAGCTGCAAGGGACGGCGTTTACAACGATAATATTGCTATCATCAAAGACGCTGCAAATTCACTTAATGATGTTAACTTTACTATCATGAACACACCCGACGTTTTTTATCTTCGAGGAATAAAAATAGATAGAATTAATATTTTTGAGGAGGTCATCAAATCTGTTAATTATGATTGGTCAGTTTCGGACACCCCTAGTGTCAAAGGATTTCGACTCAAGTTAGATAATGCATGTGTATTTCTCGCGAATTTAACCGTTTTTTACCACGCGTTTGTGATAAATTTATGTGAGAAGTGCGTTGGGATTGGATTTGTTTTGAGAAATCCAGATGATTTGATCAGAAAAACAATCAAAGATAACATAAAATTTGACATCCCAACCTATGACAAGTTGTTAAATTTAGCTGACTACAAAGATGATTTCAACGGTTTGGGAGGATCGATTCGATATATCCGCGGAGAAATGATTAAAGTGGGAAATATTATTAACAAAGAACTAGTCGCTAAACCACTTGACAACAATTTGTTAAAGGATGATAAAGTTTATCGTTATTTTTTTAGCAACAAAAAAAATCCTTCCGCCGAATATTTCAGAGTTATAATGGTGACAGATGATAAAACTACACTGGAGAATATGATAGATCTCGATAAAGTATTTGGTGCCATTGTTGAATACGTCTATGCAACAAAACCAGTATTTGATCAAATTTCTATGACAAAAGTTCATAATTTTGCTGTTGGCCAACCGTATTCTATAACTTCAGGTACGCGCGTTGATGATAATTTGATATTCTCAAATGTTTGGAATAAAATGCTCGAGAAAGATGGACCTCTTGAAAAATTTGTTAAATTATTAAGCGACGCCGATTTTAATATTTTGAAACAACAAATAAAGGATGATTTTGATAAAATAGTCAGTGGATCTTTAATAGATGGAACTAATATCAAGGGTAGTCCGAATCCCGGAAATCCCGACGTTATCATTCCTGACACGCTTAACGTTGACGGCGCAAAAATAAATGCAGATTTGTTCGACGCCAGTGAAAACATACAAAAGAGCGTATATTCTGCTTCGTTAAATCCACTTACTTCCGCTGATACACTTGGGAAATACGTTCGATCGATTATGTCATTCATTTATGCAGATACCAACTCCATCGCTGTTACCAAAGGATTTAACAAAATCAAATACGATCTTGATTATTTTAACAAACTTGCGCTTCCCTTAAAAATTCCTTATAACAAATTCAAACACAAAGAACTAAGGGACCAAATCAAAGCTCTTCAAGGAATAATTAACACTAATATCTTTTTAGAGGGAGCTAATTTAGAAGCATCATCAACAATAGAAGTTGCTCCTGGAGATCTGCTCCTTCCCAAATCAAGTTTTTTTATCTTTAAAAATCCAAACATTACGAACGAAGAGAAAAAACAATTGGATCATGCCGAAACAACTCTCGAAGCATTAACTTCTTTGTTAAAAGTAAGTGAGGACGATAATAAAAGTTTGAGTAAATTTTTAAGACAAGAAAGCGAAATCGTTAAGGATATTATCAGCACAAATGTAAATGCGCAAGAAATTGTCAAAACTGAGCGCGATAACATTGAAAACAAAATTTTGGAGTTCACTTACGTATCTTCAATTATTACCCAAGTCATGTTAAATAAATACTATGCGCAGACACCTTTTATGGAATTAGGTAAGTTGAACAAATATTTGTATAAGATTATCGAACATTATACATCGTCCCAGAAAAAGATAAAAGATAGATTGATGAACATGATGGATATGAATCAAGAATACACTATCAGAAAAAAACAAGTCGATAGTTACTTGCTTTTTCTTGGGGTTGCTGGCAAGAAGATCAAAGGTTCTACTAGTGATTCTAAATTTTATCTACGAATGGGATTTGGATTAATAGATTATTATTGGGACGTTATCCATAACATATTAGATTGTATGAATAACAAAAAGAAGATGGTATATGACGATTTTTCTGAAATAGAAAAGTATTTTTATTTGTATCATTGGATTACTATTCAGCAATGCTACAAACTGTTTGGATGGATTAGAGATGTTTACATGCCATTAAAAGCTAAGGAAGAAATTGATTCGGGTGTAAAAGTGCCAGCGAAGGAGAGGTACATTATGAAAAAGATAGAACTTGAAAGTTTGGCTGGTCCTGTCGGCCAAATTTTTTCGAAGTTCCAGGCAATACGCGAAAATTTAGATCAATATCAATCTGTTGTGATGCAAAAAGTATCGATTCATTTACGTATTAATGATTTCCCAACAGGTGTTGATAAATTTACGAGCAAACGTAACTATGCCGTCAATGACCCGGAATATATCGCCAATAAACCGAATCGCGTATTCACTAACGACGGACGTTATTTACAAGTTCATATGGACAAGGTTGAAGATCCGTCAGAATATCCAGTTGGAATTGATGAAGCATCACAAAAGAAATTTTTTGATCGTGTCCATGATCGGATGACAAAGAAAGATGGAGATGGAAAAATGGGAATCAAATTTAAGAGAATATATGACAGCGAAAAATTTCCGGATGCGTCTGTCATCAGTAACTATATGTCACTTGCATCGAATATTATGCAAGGAAATGGTACTATGTTAATGACATATGGTTACAGTGGTACGGGGAAATCGTTTACGATGTTCGGTAAAAGTACTGGCGGCGATAATATTCAAGGAATATTGCAATCGACATTACAATCTTTTTCGAACAAAATTTATTTTCGAACATATGAAATTTATGGATTAGGAACACGTTTTAATTCATATTGGAATCCGCAAAACTGTGCCACCGGAGACTGTCCAACTATTTCCTGCGACATTGGCGATTATGTTTATCAAATGGTAATACATCATAAACTAAAATTAGCAGGAAAAGAGATCGAAGATGAAGGATCTGTACCGATTTTGAACCAGCATGATATGTTAGCGTATATTATGGAAATGGTCAAGCCCGAAAAAACAGTTCATCCAATGCAAACAGATATGCGACGAGGATATATCGACGCTCCTGATGTTGCTCCTGATCCCGTCAAATTGAATAATAACAGAAACGCCGAATTTACAAATCTATTGAATCCCGGTGATCAAAAATTTAAAGATTCTGTCTTTCTGCAAATATCCAAAGATCAATTCGAAAAATTTGATCAAATCGTGAAAAAAATAGATGCGCAGCGGAAGAAAGGAGTGACAAATAAATATATGGATGAACAAACGTTTCATCAAATAAAATCAACACTCAATAATCCTGAATCGTCGAGATCTATTTTAGTATATGAATTTCAAATCGAGGTCAAGATCGGCGATAAGTTTGTGTTTGTCCCGTTTATTATTTATGATTTACCTGGGAAGGAAGAACTCGTTAAAACGTACATAGGTGATGATAAAATTGATAAAGCAAAATATGATGAACGGACCAAAGAGCCGAAAGACGAAGGGGTTACTCCAGCTGTATTTATAGATTTTCCAGAAGATACTAAAATTGGTACCGGAATTGATGCCAAATTGATCAAAGATAAAAAAATTACGTTAGCGATGAATCCATATTTAATTCCAGCATACGTTAGTAACACAATCCTTGATAAAATAATCGCCAGTTTATCAGCACTGGATAAGAAACTTGATCCTGATTGGTTAGCGCATTTTTTTACAAAGAAAGTTTTAGACAACAATGAATTCGTAAACACTCATCTTGTTAAAGTAAGTCGTGCTTTTGCTACTAATAATATGGATATTGCAACGATGTTCAAGGCTACAAAAGTAATAAATTTCGAGACCTATTTTGATCAAAATAATCTCGATCCGGCCATATTGGATATAACTGACCGAGCAAGTCTCATTTTCAATATCGGATTGGTTGAATATATGTCAGAAAATGACGCAACTGTAAGACAAAAAGTTCTCAAACGCTACTTTTTGATGTTGCTCATATGGAAATTGATGCAATACAAAGCCATTGATATTATCGTTCTCATAATTGAAGCAGCTGCTGATGAACCAGATTCATGGAAAAAAGAAAACATTCATGCTTTTTTCGAAGCCTTATACATAAATGAAAACGTTGTTGGGTTAATTCAATATTTAATTTCGCAAGTCATGAACAAACCTGATGCGCCGTTCAAACAGCAAGTACCTGGATCGATCATAAAAGCCGGTTGTAACAGTTCATGTTTAGAAATTTCAAAATATTTATTGATTAATACCATATTCAGACAACTATTGTTTCAAAAAAATACAGGTGGTAAGTTTACGTATTCTTATCTTACCGGTCTTTCGGTAGATCAAAAATTATTAGATTTGGGGGATAAAAGTAATTACCAAAAGGATAAGATAAGTAAATTTATTGATGATTATTCCGTATCTCCCGTCTTTATGAAACCGGACGGTAAATATGATGTTTATACGACTGCTGGCCCTGGAAATGGTAAAGAAGTGGATCCTTTGTTAGAATTTTATCGGTCATATATCTATCTTGACAGTTTAGCATATGATGGAAACAAAATATTTAGAGATGGTAACAAAACCGTAGGATGTGACCCATCGAGAATAAAAAACGCTGGGGGGATAACGGATAAAATAGAATGGATAGTTGATCCTAACGAAGGTATCGATAAACCAAAACTGTCTCTTGAAGGTAATAGACCACTTTTACAAGACTTTCTAGAACCATACAAAGAAAAAATAAGATATTACTATCTTTTCTATTTGGTCACCAATAATGATCCAACAAAAAAAGGAAAAGAACAAATCAATTTACTCAATAATAGTTACGATTTTATCAATATTCTCAATTCTGCGGATACAGACGCTTGTTCAAATTAATAATTAACCATTATCGTAAATGTTTAATTATTAAAAATATAATGTAACCAAATAATATAATGAAAACAAAATATGCATTCATTGTAAAACAAGTAGGGGGGGCAAATGGATTGACTCGTATTTTTACAGAGTCACAAAAAAATTTTAAAGACGAAGTTTTTGATCCAGTTACATATCCTACAGAAGACATATATCCCGACAGTCACTACAATACCGATTATATTTTGAATCAATTTGCATCATTTGTTCAAAAGATGTCAGAAAATGCATCCATATGGGATAATCGAAATTTTGTAACTTTTGTAGATAGGCTAGAGAAACTCAAGAGCAAAGTCGAAAACGCCCGAACTATGGATCCGATTCCCAATCCGTACGAATATGTTGGTGTCGATCCCAGTGACGAATTATATCAACATGGGATGGACAACAAACACGGCGGAATTTATGAAAATAGAAAATATTTGGCTAGACCAACAAATCTTCAGTTTTATGAATACTGGAAGATCGGGAGTAATGTCCCGCATTCCGTGCGAATAATCAACAACTGGCCAATAATTTTTCCTGTCTGGTCAAATGGACAATTCAATAGTCCGCCTGCTTTTATCCTGCCACCACGAGGACCTGCAGATAAAGTATCATATGGAGCCCGCCAAACATTCGAAATCGATTTACCTCCTTCTACCAAATATTACGATTTTTATTTTCAACCGTTCAAAAATGACAGCTCGGGATCAAATGTTCCCGAAAAGTTAGCGGAAGAAATAGATCAACTCAACAATTTATATTTTATTATCATACGAAGCTTAGTTGCTCAAGATCGTAACGAAGAAATTATTGACACGAACACGAAGATAACAAAATCATTTGTAAAGGTAAATTCCGAAATAGCAATGAGCCAATATACTGATAAATATAACGCTCTTGAAGCTATTGTCGTAAACATATTCGAAGCGATTAAACATAGTAAGCAAAGTGTCATGACAAAAATTAATATTTTGGATAGCGTACCTGATATTGCAAAGTATTATGCAAATTTACGATTCAGCAATTCAGATATTGCAGATGCTGTCAAAACTCCGACTGACATGATTGATTTTATTTCGCAGACAGATTTCGATAAAAAGATCAAGAAAAAAGTTGCAGAAATCTCTAAACCATCATTAGACATAATTAATTCAGCATTACATTTGAAAAAATATGTTCCGCGCGTTACGAGTACTCGTGGATCTTTTGGCGAAAACATTGCAGAATTATATAATTATATTGGTAAGGCAAAGACTCTTCCGGCGACAGATTTCGTCAATAATATGTTTGTTACCAAGATTCAGACTGATAACGTTGGAAAAATAATTGCAAAATTTTGGAATAACGATGACATGTCAGAAAGAGGCCGAGATATTATGATTAAAACTAGAGATCATGCGAGACTCATAAGCGGAGATCCTGATTTTAATAGAGGCCTATTATCCGGAAAAGCCAGGATGCAAAATTACAGAAATAAATATCCATACAAGAACAATCTGATCGGTGGTTCTAATAAATATGGATTTGCGAAAAAAAAGAGTCTTGCATATGTGTCACAGACTGGCGGTTTTTATATATCCTATGACGATATATTTAATGACTCCAAACAGCGAAGGACAAAGGTTGAACAAGGAGCTGCAAGGATAAGCGGGCTCGCAGAACAAATAAACAAACCTAAAATAGAGACAAATTTGGATGTTCTGTATCAAAATAACGATTTTTTAGCTAATGCGCTAAATAATCACGTTTTTCATAGGATGTTTGTCGCCGAAAACGCGAACGTGCAATCTTCATTGGGCGATAAACTGATAAATCTTATTGACGAATTTCAAAATGATCTATCGAAATTATTTGGCGTCATGAACGATCGAGTTAAAACTGTCGCCAATAACAAAGTACTGCATGATTTGTTCGCAAGTGGTTCTGTTAAATTAAATGATTTTATAGATTTTTTTAAAGAAAGTGGTATCACAAGTGTAACTCCAGTCCGATATCCATATGATTACGGAATGGATAATATGTATCTTATTAATTTGATTACGGATATGAAAAATCAATCGGTTGATATGGATGTCATTGCATCTATCATGAAAAAGTTATCTACAAAGGGCATATCTGACATTGACAGAAGCAAAAAAATCACTGAACTTTCCGATGATTTGCATGTATTGAATGACAAATTGCAAGATTTACGAAACAACATGATATCTGTCAAAGGCTCCCTCAATCATAACGTTAGTGATCTGCAGCAAAACAAATCGTACACGAATAAGGTAATCGTAAAAAATTTCGATTCTCTTACCTCAAATATTGATTTTATACTTGGTGATATAAATGATTTCGAATCTATCTCAGATTTATTGATTGAATTTCAAAAACTTGATGCATCAACAACAAATTCGTGGGAGAAGAACAAACAATTGCTACGTGTTTTGAATGATAAAATTAAAGCAGCTACACCTGTTAAAGATAAATTGGATGCATATGTAGCTCTACCACCCGATCCTAAGATTTACAAAGAAACAGATTTAGGCAGTTACGTTCTTAAATACAATAATTTGATCGATAACGTTATTATGTATCAAAATAATTTAGGAATAAACTATGAAACTGACAAATCGATCCTGAAAATGGATAAGGAGTTGGCAGACTTGGGGGCATCAGTTGAAAAATTAAAGATCTTGTCGTTGATCATTTTTGGTGACAAAATTAATTGGGGTGGAGTGTTAATAAAATCAGATGTTGGTCATGCAATAGATACTGCAAACACGGTGCAGATAATTGATAATATCCGGGAAATGGTTAAAAATCTTACTGTGGATAATGATTTATCATTTGACAAGCTACCCATAAGATTTGATATGACAAGGGGAAAAAAATTGACAAAGAAAGAGATGTTTTATGATATTTTGACAGTAATGGGTAATCTTTTTTTGTTCCCAGAACTACTAGAGGAAATAGATATTCCACATGACATGCGACTTATTATTGATACATATGCGTATCCGACAGATATATGGCCAATTTTTATGAATAATATTTTACATTTGGTAGATAATGATAAGTTGATCGATAAGAATGTTGAACAGCGTTTTAATAAATTATTTAACATTTTTAAAGGTGTTATAAATGAACATGATGGTGTGACAAATGAACATGATAAGCGCGTTAGTGAACTAAATGCTTTTCCTGAATATGTTAGTTGGGATGATCCAATTATAGAAAATATGTATGACAAATTATTCTATTATGCTTCGATGGGGCCAGAAAGTAAAATTACTGATACTGTTCTTAATAATATCGATCTGACTAGTCTCCAAAAAATGCGTAATTTGCAGACACAATCGGATATTAGCGATTATATTGTGGGTCAGCGTAACATAATTATCATTAGTTTACTTTCATTGTTATCCAGTTCGTTATCGTCAGTCTATACTAAATTGATGATCGCTAGTGTAGGTAAGGCGGATAATGTTGCAATTAAAGAATTATCAAATAAAATAGCAAAAGATCATGTCAGACTGGAGAGATTAGAAATAATGAATAAATACTCAAAAAGAGTTTTTAGATCTAATTACATGCGAGAATACATAATAAACATTGATACATATTTGAATAGTCCCTTACATTCAATACCAATTCCGACTCCAGCTAATCTTATTGATATATCTAATTTAGACAACAATATGATCACAATGACAATGGACATCAAAAATAAATTCGGAGTTTTCAAAAAACAAACGTTGTCATATTTAAATCTAATCATGAGCGAAAATGATACGGGACTGCCACCATGTATTGCAGATAACGCTGATTTTACGATAATTTTTAAGACCAATATGTTACACAATTTATATTCATTAAGGTGGGAAAAACTGGGAGGAGGAATTAAAACGGTTGCAAAAGGCGTGAATGATATCGTAAAATCAAGAAGGATAGATTTTGCGTCTGTTCCAAATCACATCAAGAAAAAAATATACAATGAAAAAATAGAAATTTATCCAGTTGGCAACAAAATAACTGACGATATCGTTCAACAGTACGTTTCATATGTTAACACCATTGATCTTGCCCTAACAATTCTTCCATTAATTTTGCAAGCTAAAACAATAATAGAAAAATATGATTACACAACGCTCGGCGCTGTTAGATGGGCTAAAAATGCACAATTATTAAAAGAAGTTTTGATGTTGTTGTCAGATATCGACAGAACTATTCGATTTGAGAAAGATGTCTTGTTGATAAGAGAGATTCTAGCTCCAGAATTTGATTTTTATGATAAAACATCAGCAATACTAAATTTCCCATTTAGCAAAGCAAATATCTTAGATGCATTCGAGGATTTGACAAATATGATATCTATGTACCATTCTTACATTATCAATTTGATAAAAATATTGGGGTTGCGGGAAGGAGTAATACGTATTCGAGAAATCACATCGAAATGCGTTGATCCTAATAACATCGACAAACGTAATAAGTTATTAAACTTGTCTGATTTCGTTAACCCTATCAATAATTTAGAAAAATATGTTACAAACATACTAAATGATAATCAAAACATTGTAACAACGGCACAACGAACATATGACGATCATAAATTGGATGACGCGACTTTGCTTGATTTGGAAAATGATTATTTTTACAGCAATGGGAATAAAAAGACAGCCAAAGATTTTCGATATTTTGTTTTAACGAAAAATAAGGAGATCTTGGATAAATTTATTGAACTGGACAAAACTTATGACCAATTATTTGATTATCATGTTAAAACCAAAGATTTTTTAAGTCCCATTTTGCTAAAACAAATTATTGATAAATCGGTTGCGGGATATGGAGTAGTATTAGATAAAAGCGACAACGATTTGCGAAGGTTATTTACAGGGATGGTTGATGATATGACTGGACCGGGGGGGATATTTTTTTTGTCGCCAGGAATTCTTCAGCCAGCAGATTTACGGTCCGCATTGACGAGTGACCTGGAAAAAATTATTATTGGTAAGAAGTTTCCGGTTATTGGCGGTGTTTCAATTTATTCTCCAGCGTATCCCCCTTCTTCAACGTATATTGTCATAGATAATAATGGAGTGATAGATAAGGTAAAGATAATAAATGCGATTGATATTAGTTCTGGATCTCCATTTTTTTGGGAAGAATCTATCAAAGGAATTGCGTTTGCCCTCAATTATAATTTTACAGATTCAATAGCTTATTACAAACAATTAGCTAGAGCAATTTTGTCATATATGTATGCCTCTATAAATCGTAACAAAGAATTCGAACGTGCGTATGTCCCTTTTTATTCCAAAATAAAAACGCTAACTGACGGCTTGCCGCATCAAAAATTTCTCGAAGAATTTCGCCCATTAGTCGACAGGATAACCAACGAAAATACATACATTCAAAATACTGCCGTTCTCATTCCAATAATTACAATTCCTATGCCTGGTACAATAATTCCTGATACACAAATTGATATTTACAAATACAACGATGCTGAATTATCGACTAATCCATCGATTTCGTCACATCTTAAATTAGCAGAATCAGCTTTCAAAAATTTAGTGGACATCGTTGACACTAAAAAAATGAATGATTTATTAAAAAACGAAAAGATTGTAGGGAATTTGATAATATCAAACAAAAGTACGTTACAGATGATATTAAATAAACAGGATAACATTATGGAAGAAAACAGTGCAAAATTCGAAGAAGTCGTTAATGTTATTCGACAAGTAATGTTTAATTCGTATTACAAAGCTACAGATTTTGTTCCATTAAGTACATTAACGATGTTTCTTGGCAAAATGACCGAATATTATACACGATCTCGAAAGAATTTGGATAATAATTTGAAAAATATGATAGATATGCATGAAGAGTTTGCGTCTTTTAAAAAACAAGAAACGAATTATTTATTGTTTTTAGCTGGTTTGGATCAAAAAATTAATAGTTCAGAATATGATCCTAAGATATATTTGCGCATTGGATTTGGCTTGATCGGTTATTACAACGATATTATCAACGGAATTATTGCGTGTGTAGAAAAGAAATCTGTGGATGAAATGACAGAAATAGAAAAGTATTTATTTGATTATCATTGGATACCCTTAATGCGCTGCCGTACGCTATTTAATTGGTTGATAAATACGTACGCGCAAGAGGAAATGACATCGGAAGTTGCAAAATTAGGCAGAGGGGAGACAATTGATCATATATTTATGTCCAAAAAAATAGAATTGAATAGCGTTTCGGGTGCGATTAAACAGATTTTTACAGAATTTAATGCTATTCGACAATACATTGATCAATATCATGCAACTTTGATTCCTACTCTTTCGATTCATATGCGAATAAACGATTACGAAACAAAAAGTGGGGGCGCAATTACTAATTATAGCCCATTTGATCCGGCATATGTGGCAAATCGTGATAATCGCGTGTTTAGTGGTCATGGTAATCGATTGCATGTTAATTTTGACAAAGTTAAAGATGATCAATATCCTGGCGGGATAAATTCTGTTGATGCAGAGATGCAATTTAATTTTGTCAACAATGAAATGAAACATAGCGATAACGTACCAAAAGAAAACTATGGTGTTCTATTCAATAAGATATATGATAGTGAAAATTTCCCAGATCCGGCTATTATTTCAAATTATATGTCTTTGGCGACGAAGATATTGCAAGGGGAAGGGACTATGTTAATGACTTATGGATACAGTGGGGCAGGTAAAACCTTTCCATTATTTGGCAACAGTGAACGTAACGAACAAGGGATATTGCAAGCTACATTACAATCTTTCCATAAGAGAATATATTTTCGTGCATATGAAATTTATGGATTGGGAACTAGATTTAATTCTTATTGGAACAGACAACATTGCTCGAACAATGCTGGTTGTCCGTTTATTACATGCGAGATAGGGGAATACATTTACCATATGATCATACATCATCATCTTGAGAAAAATAATGATGATATTGTTCTCAAAAATTCTATTCAAATAGAAAATCAGCATGATATGTTAGCGTACATAATGGAAATGGTCGATCCCACAAAAAATACGTTCAAGTTTCAAACTGGGATGACGGCTAAGAACGCAGGTCCAAATCTCTTCAGTGCTGTGGATCATACAGGACAAGTGACCATACCTTTATTCGTTGAGATTGGCGAGAAACAAATCAATAATTTTGATAAAATGGTCCAAAAAATAAATGAGTCGAGGATCAATGGCATTACAAATCAATATCTGGATAGACAAACTTTTCATCAAATAAAAGCTACCAGCAATAATCCAGAATCATCTCGATCTGTCATGGTATATGAATTTCAAATTGAAGTAAACATGGGTGATAAAAATATTTTTGTTCCATTTATCATTTATGACATGCCAGGGAAAGAAGATTTAGTAAAGACATATGTTACACCTAACAGAGACGATATAAGCATCAAGACAGCAATAAATGATCATCCCAACAAAAACATTAAGCATGCTATTTTCAAGGATTTAGCCGATGATGATAATTATAATGCTGATTTTGGTGATCTGATTAAGGATCATAAGATCTCATTAATTATGAATCCATATTTGATTCCAACATATTGTAGTTCTGTCCAGATATTTAACATAGTTAAATATCTAAAAAGTTTAGATACGGTCATTTCGAATGGTTGGCGTAGTACATTTTTTGCACAATTATTTAAACTTGATGCGATTTTTTATGGCGTACAAATTGATTCATCTGATAAAGTATTGCGGACTAACGCTGATGTAACTATTGGAAGTACACCGACACAATCAACGTTGTCTACGTTTGAAATTTTTAATTCGATAATTATTACTTTTACAGATTTTTTTGACGAAAGCAAGATAAATTTTCAAGGCAGTTTTCCCAATAAAGGAGCAATGACTTCTGCAGACCCTCTTTTTAACAAAAACATAAAGGAAAATTTGGGAATATTAGAATCTCAGCCAGGGGCTACCTTAACGGCAAGCACAGTCGCGATCAAAAGATATTTACTGACATTACTCATATGGGAGTTGATGCAGTATAGAGCATTGGATATTATTGCGCGAATAATAGAATTGTCTGTTGACGGTAATTCTGATAATGGATGGGAAACTGAGAATATTCATGCGGCATTTGAAGGATTTTACATAAACGAGACTGTAAATGGATTGATTAATTTTTTGACAATTAAAGTTCTCAATAGACCAAGTCCTTATGAAAGTCAGGTTGATGGATCATTAATCGCGCCAACCAGTTTTATGCGAGAAATTTCGAGTACAATACCTATACAAAATTATTATTGTTATATCCGGAATTTATATGATGCAGATAAAACTTCAAAATTTACACTCAAAGATGATCCGATTAAATTGGTCGCTAATCCAAATTTAACAAAAAAAATAGAGAATAATGCGAAAAGAATAGAAATAGAAAATTTTGTTGCAAAATATCATTCATTAGTTGGTATGCAAAATGATAGTTCAATTGATATATTTGATAAAACAGTTACAAAATTATTGAGCGCATTTCGATCAGCTATTTACTATGATAGTTTTTTGTATGATAGCAACAAAATTTTTAGAAATAATCAAGGTGGTGTTGTTGTATGTACGGGATCGATAGGAGAGATTATTGATGTTGATAGCAAACTAAAATACATCGATCCTACGATTTATGATTCAGGGGCAACGCCATCGACCGTTCAGGGAAACGAGGATCCTGCGACACCTGCGATACTCGATGAAACAAATAGGCCACTAATACAAGACTTTTTGGAACCCTACAAACAAAAAGTAACATGTTGGCATTTATTTTACGTTATCACGAACAATGATCCTGAAAAGAAAGGAACCGCACAAATTGAGATGCTCGAGAACAGCATGAAATTTATTAACATTTTGAATTCATTATCAACTAGCACATGTACTATCTAGCGATTTGGTTTTTTGTATTGCGAATCTCTATCGATAAACCTTCGATAGCTTTGATGATATTTATCTGATGTTCTAAAATTCTGCCCATTTCTTTGCTAACATCAAGAATATGGGTCTCTAAAGCTGTTATTCTATTTTCTAAATTGTTGATGCGTAAGTTTTCAGATTCTTTATGTGACGATGAAAAGCCTTCATCGTGGATGGATGGGAGAATGCTTGTCTCTGTTGCCATTGGAGATGAGACGGATTTGATTTCGGATGCAAATATATTATCTGTAGCTAGAGATTCAGATTGGTCGCTTAATTTTGGCGGAGAACGAGGGATACTTTTGGCGTACAATTTGTGTTTTAGAGGATCTGATGTGGATTCTAATTCTGTAGCAAAAGAGACATCATGTTGTGCCGGAGATGTTATAATTTCACCGAACTTATCTTTGGTACCAGAATATGTTTTATTGAAGGATAATTGTGTCTTATCTTTTTTAGAATGTTTTCTGCTCATTTATATGTTATTCGATGATAATTTTAAAATGTTAGGAACTTAATTATTTTTATGAAAAATGATTAAGTGATAAAATGTTGTAATATTCAAAGTTTACCGGTACAAATCTCTTGGCATTACATTGAATGGACCAATATTTGTACGTTCAAATTCTGTCTGCATAAATCTCTTGGCATTACATTGAATAGACCAATATTTGTATGTTCAAATTCTTGTCAATACAAATCTTCATAAATCTCGTGGCGTTGCATCGAACGGACAAATATTTGCACATTCAAAGTCTTGTCAATGTAAATCTACCGACATCGTATTGAATAGACAAATATTTGCACATTCAAAGTCTTGTTAATACAAATCTCTTGATATCACATTGAACGGATTATCATGTCAACGCAAATCTTTATGAATCTCTTGACGTCGCATTGAATAGATCAATATTTTGCACATTCGACGTATTGTCAACGGAAATCTTCATAAATCCCTTGACATCTCATTGAATGGATTAATATTTTGCATATTCAAAGTCTTGTCGATGCAAATCTTCACAAATCCTTGACATCACATTGAACGGATCAATATTGGGCATTCAAGTCTCGTCGATACAAATCTCTTGTCATCATCTTGAGTAAATAAATAATCGAGCACGTAATATTCTGTTGACGCTGATCCATTGTAATTACAATCTTTGGCAACTTTGCACGCGTCTTCGGTAGATCATTGAATCCATATGCAAATCTCCAGCCAATTACAATCCTTGGCGGCAACTTTGCATATAATTTCAACGATCAATTGAATTGTCATGCAATTCTCCAGCTAATTATGATCCTTGGCAGCAATGTTGCATGTGACTTTAATAGATCATTGAATCTACCTGCAAATCTCTAGCCAATTACAATCCTTGGCATCAATGTTGCATGTAACTTTAATAGATCATTGAATCTACCTGCAAATCTCCAGCCAAATACAATTCTTGGCAGCAACTTTGCATCTAACTTCAATAAATCATTGAATCCATATGCAAATCTCCAGCCAATTATAATCCTTGGTAGCAATATTGCGTATAACTTCAATGATCAATTAAATTGTCATGCAAATCTCCAGCCAATCACAATTCTTGGCGGCAACTTTGCATGTAACTTCAATAGATCATTGAGTTCGTATACAAATCTCCAGCTAATCATAATCCTTGGCAGCAATATTGCATGTAACTTTAATAGATCATTGAATCCATATGCAAATCTCCAGCCAATTACACTCATTGAATTCGCATGCAAATCTCCCACCAAATACAATTCTTGGCAGCAACTTTGCATATAACTTCAATGATCATCGAATTGCCATGCAAATCTCTAGCCAATTACAATCCTTGGCAGCAATGTTGCATGTAACTTTAATAGATCATTGAATTCGCATGCAAATCTCTAGCCAATTACAATCCTTGGCAGCAATGTTACATGTAACTTTAATAGATCATTGAATCTACCTGCAAATCTCCCACCAAATACAATTCTTGGCAGCAACTTTGCATATAACTTCAATGATCATTGAATTGCCATGCAAATCTCTAGCCAATTATAATCCTTGGCAGCAATGTTGCATGTAACTTTATTAGATCATTGAATCTACCTGCAAATCTCCCGCCAATTACAATCCTTGGCAGCAATATTGCATATAACTTCAATGATCATGCAAATCTCTAGCCAATTACAATCCTTGGCAGCAATATTGCGTGCAACTTCAATAGATCATTGAATCTACCTGCAAATCTACCGCCAAATATAATTCTTGGCAGCAACTTTGCATCTAACTTCAATGATCATTGAATTGTCATGCAAATCTCTAGCCAATTACAATCCTTGGCAGCAATGTTGCATGTAACTTTGATAGATCATTGAGATCTACCTGCAAATCTCCCGCCAAATACAATTCTTGGCAGCAACTTTGCATCTAACTTAAATGATCATTGAATTGTCATGCAAATCTCCCGCCAAATACAATTCTTGGCAGCAATATTGCGTGCAACTTCAATAGATCATTGAATTCGCATGCAAATCTCTAGCCAATTACAATCCTTGACAGCAATATTGCGTATAACTTCAATGATCAATTAAATTTTCATGCAAATCTCCAGCCAATTATAATCCTTGGCAGCAATATTGAACGCAACTTCAATAGATCATTGAATCCGTATGCAAATCTCTAGTCAATTACAATTATTGGCAGCAACATTGCATATAACTTCAGTGGATCATTGAATCGGCATGCAATTCTCCAGCCAATTATAATCATTGGTAGCAATATTGCATGCGATTTCAATAGATCATTGAATCTCCAGCCAAATACAATCCTTGACAGTAACTTCAACAGACGATCGAATCTACATACAAATCTCCGATCCTTAACAACAATATTCAGACAAAGTATCATCATTAAAATGGGATATGGTACGGTACAAATATAAAATTGACTTTAATATTACAATATATAATTTAACCTATTCTAACTAATAATAAATATGGAATATGCCAATTTATTTATCAATCAAGAAACGTTCGATGTTGAAAATATACGATATATTAAACCAATTTCGTTTCCCGAAGGTTCTCGAGATATGGGTATTTACTATGCAACCCCATCTAAAAAAGGAGGAAAGGAGAGAAAACAAAAAATAATAGTTGAAACTCCTAAAATGTATGTTCCGTGCGCGTATAAGGAGTTTATTCATGATTCTGGTAAAAAATATTACAAGATGTGTTTGTCTTTCAGTACTTTGACAAATTTATACAATGAAGAAGAAATCCAAAAGTTCTATGACTTTGCAAAAAAAATAGATCAGAATAACATAGATATCGTTGATAATTATAAAAAAAAATGGAAACTGTCACCCAATTTGGTTTATCGACCAACTGTTAAAAATATAACTGAAAATTTTCCGGATGTTATGGATTTAAATTTACCCCACAACGAGACGGACGGATTTTTGTTTCACGTTTACAACGAAAAGGCAGAAAAATCAAGTTTAGATATAGTTACAAAACAATGTATCGTATCCTGTATTCTTGAACTCACTGATTTGACGTTCACAAAAAAGGCGTATCGTGCGAATTGGAAAGTTTTGCAGATCAGAAAATCTAAAAATTATTCACCTATCCAAGAATATTTCATGTCAGGATGTTTCATATGTGATAAAGATGATCCAGATGATGTAGCTTATGACAATATGATGATCGAATACAAGAAAAAGATGGATAAAAAAAATCAGCGACTTGCGATTACAGCAGCATTAACATCACCTGATCCGATGACAAATATGATGCCAATGATGCAAATGATGCAACAAATGATGGCGGGACAACCGCAAGCAATGCCAACTGCCATGCAACGTGGCGGACCACCGCCACCACCGCCGCCACCAATGAGTAAAAGCAAACCTGCCGCCCCATTACCACCGCCACCAAAAAAAACTAATCCAACTGGTACCATCTTCAGTCCACCATCTGAAACTGAATTACTAAATGCCAAAAAAATCTTGCGCTCCGTTCCACCTATTGAAAAAAAAGAATTTAAGTCAATATACAGCGAAAGTAAAGCAGAAGCTATCGATTCTGATGATAAACATAAATCTGAAGATAACAAAAAAGTTGAAGATAAAGTCAAGTCAGATGGGAAACCGGTTAAAAAAGTTGAAGATAAAGTCAAACCAAACAAAAAAGCTGAAGATAAATCCGAATCAAATGAAGAACCGAGTAAAAAAGGCAAAGTCAAGTCAGATGAAGAACCGAGTAAAAAAGGCAAAGTCAAGTCAGATCAAAAACAAAACAAAAAAGTTGAAGATGAAACGTCGAATAAAAAAACGAACAAATCGAAAGCGGATGAAAAGTCGAATAAAAGGACAGATAAAACCAAATTAAAATAATTCATAAATATTTGATCAAATATTTATAAATCGGTATATTTGTTACAACCAGCAGCATGACGTAACGTGTAAATTAATTTTTTCTTCCAATCGTTCCCAGTTGCCTTTTCGGACATAAGATAAACATCACCATGATGTAATTCTAATCTTAAATTTTTCCCGACAGCTTGACTATTATGATACCATTGGTAATGCAACGATAACGTTTCGCCTAAACGAACACCTATTACTATCACTCTTTCGCTATCACCATGATATCCAATCCCACATTTATTGACATCATAATAATAATTTCCTTCTGCTTGCAATTCAGCAGCTTTATCGGGTATATATTTTTTAAAATTATTTCGCAAATACTTAGTCAATGGAACATCATCAAATGCAACGATCCTCCCCTTACCATCTTCATAATCTGGTTCCTGAGCAACATCGCTAAAACATAGATTGTGTCTTGCATGTTTGTTGACAACTCTGCCATACATGAAAGCCTTTTTATCGTGATCAAGTTCATCTTGTTCTGTAAACAAGTCATCTCTGTCACCTTTGTTGCCCAAAATACAATCTACACCGTTTCTGATTATTAATATATATGCATTATCTGCATCAACATCTGCTGGCAAAAGTTTATTCAGCTTCACTAAAGTAGACTTATAACCAGCTACTTCAAAGTTATGTTTCGTAGCCTTCAAATCTTGCAATGTAAAACCATGATTGGCGATATCACCTATCATTTGCATTCCTTTATGATTTTCTGCTCTATCACAAAAGGTTAACGTAAAAGTTTTATTGGAATATGACATATGATAATTTTAATACTAAAATTGTTTTTTAAATAGAATTTTAAAAAACAATTTTTTTTAAATGTCGGCAGCCATCGACATAGGCTCTAATGGAGAGATATTGTTACCCATAATATCTGCAAGATCAGACATATTAGCCCATTCTAGTCCTTTGCGCGTTACTTTAATAATTTGCATCGCAAATCTTCCTTTGATATATATCAGCGTAAGATATCCTAGTTTAGTCAAGTTTTCGCCTAATTCTTTCCACCAATTAACTGACCGATGTTTCCCTGCGCCATAATGATCACTCTTGGTCATTATCTTAGTAATATTTTTATTTTGAGATCCGCGCAATATATTGATGTACATACTCAAACCAAAATTCTTAGTTGTATTTGTGATAGATTCTATGAGATCAATTAACATCTTTGCTTCTTTTTGCACATTCTGAGTTGTCTTAGTAATTTCTACTTTCTTGCACGTTCCGCAACAATTATCACAAAAATTGCATTTATCTGGCGTCTTTTCATCAAAATATTCTAACAATAATTTTCGTCGACATTGGGATGTTGACGTATATCGTTTCATGCAATCTAATAATCTCAATTGTTGACGTTGATATTCAGGATCTTGATTATTACCGTTAATAATGAAATTTTTTTGGATCACGAAATCTTTGGTACTATAAAATGTATAACAGTGTGCTTCTTTACCATCTCTACCTGCTCTACCAATTTCTTGATAATACCCTTCTATATTTTTCGGCGAACCGTAATGAATAACAGCCCTAACATCTGATTTATTGATACCCATTCCAAATGCAATGGTAGCTACGACGCAATTTATTTTGCCATTGATAAATTTTTTATGTGTTTTATATCTTTCATCAGCCCCTAATCCGGCATGATACATTCCACATTTAATTCCATTAGTAGTTAATACATCTGTGATTCGCATAGTATCCTTCTTAGTAACACAATAAATAATGATAGCTTCATTGAGATGTTTTTGAATAATCGGTAATATGTCTTGTGATATTTTGGTCTTAGGTTGTATTTCCAAGAACAAATTCGGTCGATCAAATGAAGTTGATATGATTCGCTCCACATTCATGTTCAAGACCTTACAAATATCTTTACCTACAACAGATGTTGCTGTAGCAGTTACAGCCAATATCGGTGTATTTGGTAAACATGCCTTTAAAAAAGTAAGTTCTCGATATGACTTTCTAAAATCAAAACCATATGAACTGATACAGTGTGCTTCGTCGATAGCTATCAACGAAATACCTTTAACATCAGATAATTTTTGAATAAAATCATGCATCTTGGTGATAGCTTCGGGAGTAATATATACAAACTGATACTTACCTTGTAAAATATCAGCCCGCATTTGATTCCGATCTGGAACGGATGAATTGTAGCAACACGATGTAATACCCATTTTTTCTAAAATCATTTGTTGATCATCCATCAAAGATATCAAGGGTGATATAATGATGGCAGGAAGTTGTTTGTATAAAGCTGGCATTTGATAAGTAAGACTTTTACCATAGCCCGTGGGTAAAATAGCGCACACATCTTCACTATTGATTATCTTATTAATTATTTCATACTGACTCGGTTTAAAATTATCATAACCGTAATGATGTTTCAGCAATTTTATTAATTTTTTATGTCTTGACGTTTTGGCCTTTGATTGTTCGTAAGAATCCATTATTTGGGACAATAACACGGTATGTTTATATTAGCAACATTATAGTTATATAGAGTTAATTAATCATTTTTTATTTTGCAATAAATATCTCGTTTAACAATAAATGATGATTAAATATCTTATCATTACAATTATCTTGTTTATAATCGGTTGGCAAATATTTGGCGCAGATTTGAAAAGAATGAAGATTATGGACGTCCCATATTCTGTAAAATGTTATTTTGGTGAAGAAGGATGTGAAAAAGGTGATATTGATGGGGAGACCATATGTCGTGGATTATTTTTTTTCGTGATTGGATTAATAATTCCAGACAAATATATTTACGCTATCATATTTATCAGTTTAATGCTCATCATAGAACCCTTGCTAGGATATAATCCAAAATTTATCATAAATCCATTGATTAGTATAACTGGATATATGTTAGGATCTGTACTAAGTAAATAAATATATAATTTGCAAATTATATATTTATCTTCTGCCTCTATTTCTAGTTCCGCCTCTTGTAATAAATCCACCTCTTTCACGTTCTCGAGGATATGATTGCTTACTATTATTGAGTTTAGCGATGATGCCTGGTTCATTAAATTTATTTTTAGTGTTGTATGCGAAATAATCCAACGATTCATTCTGAATTTTTTCGATCAAAATATCGGGTAAGACATTAACAAATTGATCTCTTGTTCTATTCTGTTTACCATCCCATATTTTAATATAAGTAAAATCGGCAGTGTTGGCGACCGTAGTATCGAGATCTTGATTTTTATTGTTTTCTGGAATATATGACACAGTGATACCATTAATAACACTCATATCATTTGTCAACGTTTCACCTAGCATGTACATCACAAAAGTTGACCAAACGTCATAACCATTTTCGTGCCCCATTTTAATAGTAAAAGTTCCACCATCAGAATTTTTAGGGTCTTCCCAAACTGGTTCAATTCCTTGACGCATGATAATATAATCATTTGTATCCATATTTAGCTTGAATTTATCGCCAGATGTATCAATAGTCACTTCCATTAATCGCAATAAATATATCAAATCATTAACTGTTGATATGATGCATAATTCTTTGTAAGGTTTTGCTTGAAAATTTTGTCTATTTGCCATTTTTTTGAATAATTGTTTATCATATAGATACAATACCCACTTATTTGGCAATGCGATGTTTGTGGATGGGATTTCTGGTGAAATGTCCGATTCGTTGATAAAACTATAAATCAAATCCATCACTAACTGTTATTGATACTATTATTATTTGTTTATATACTGAATTGATTTTAAAACATATTTTAAAATCAATTTTTATTTACTAACACAAACAAGCTCGAAATATTCATTATGATATTTTTTTGATCGACATTAACAGAATCGTACTCTTCGTTCTTCGCAAAATTGTCTATCAAAAAAATTTTCTTTGTTGCACTTATCTTACTATTCATCACAAAGTTTTTTAGTTCATCCAATAAATTGAATATCGTAATATTGTTGTCACAAATTATATTTACAATCAGATTGACCGTTTCGAACAATTTAGCATCACCGTTCATTAATTTTATCAATATATCATATACATTTTGTATGATTGATGGTAAACAATAACCTGATATTTTATAGATATCATCTATTGTTACATCTTTTTTCCCAAAACTTTTTGTTGATTGTAATATAGTAATCGCATTACGCATATCCCCTTTTGATAACGTAACAATTATATCTAATACATCATTAGCGCAACTTATTTTCTCTATTTTTTTGATTTCGCCTAATCTTTTTTTCATATCTTGAGCTCGTAATGGCATAAAATGAAACGGAGCACATCTTGATCGCAATGCTGGATTAATTTTATCAATATTGTTACATATGAGACAAAAACGAGTACTAGAACTATTTTTTTCGATGGATTGTCGCAACATTCCTTGTGCTTCTACTGTCATAGAATCTATTTCATCCAAAATGACAAGTTTAAACATATTTGGTGTATCTTTTTGTTTGACAATTTCAGGTTTAAAAAAGATACTATTTCTGTTGGAAACAAAACTTTTGATTTTGACTCGCACTGTTTCTATCCCCCTTTCATTAGAAGCGTTCAATCTCAATACCATACAATCTTCATATTCGCCATATATTTCTCGTGCACAACACATAATTGTTGATGTTTTTCCAGTTCCTGACAAGCCAAAAAATAGCATATGTGGTAACGTTTTGTTCATGATAAAATTTTTAAGGGATCTTATTATCATTTCGTGGGAGATGATATCATCTATCATTTTTGGCCTATATTTTTCAGTCCAAAGTAGTTGGTTATCTGTAATACCTATGTTTTGACGCGAATAAGATAACATATATCAATTTATTAATATATGTTGTCCTTGTTTTAAATGATATCAAAATATCAATTTTTATGCATTGATTATTTTATTGACAATCATATCATATGGCAAAATGTTGAATACATATTCGTATATTTTTTGTGTTTTAAGTTGCAGACTGTTAGGAGAGCCCCAAGTTATTTCCTTATCTTTTTTAGCAACAAAATATGATTTATCCAATACGTTTATTATTTTATAATCCCAAAATATACGGGGAGAATTATTTTCAACGCCGAGGATATACAAATCACCGTCTGATATTCTTTTCAATTCTTTAATAAAATTTTGTAAGTCAGGGATGTATTCTAAAGTTTCTGCGACCAAAACGACGCTAGTGTTATCTCCCAACTGACTGACGATCTCAGAAACGTTACCATCAAAACTTTCAACTTTTCCATCCGTATCTATCGAACCTCCGTTTACACCATTAAAAATGATCAACGGTTTTTTAACTTTTTGTGCTCGTGCTTTTGCTAATTCTGTTAGTTCCTTTTTTTTATTGCGTCTGATCGAAATTTTGAATAAATAATCAAGAAATAACGGCACTAGTATGAGTATTGCAACGTAAAGAAATATTAAACATAATTTGGTGAAGATACTATCTGTCATTATATAACTATATGTTCGAAAACATTTATTATTACGTTTTATTGATATAATTTATCATGTGTATGTTAAATTATATTATGTGCACTAAAGGCTTGATGGATATATATTTTTATTTATATGACTGTTGCGTCACATTACAATCATTAACCTACAAGTTATTCGGCAGTTTTCATACGATATATTTTTACGATGGGGAGGCATTAACCAATATTACAATAAATTATCACACAAACATATCTATGAGTTCGTATCAACAGGGTATGTATTACGTTCAAACATCCGGCGAAAGTTGTGATGATAATTTTATTTTTAATGGTACGATTGATGATGTAACTCGGTATATTATATCACATAACGATTCAACAATCCCGATTATATCTTATCAAAATATGTATAACAGGAAAAACATAATATTATCCGACAATGAACAAATATTGAATATTAATCTTCATCCAATCGATAGGTATTATTGTTATCTCGAGCATGACAAAACTTATGCTAAAGTGACTGATTTTGGAACGATCTTGAAAATATTGCTGGATACATCTTGCACGCACGTTTCATTTATACAAACTTTCCCGTTCAAAAAAAATACGTATGAAATTAAGGATGTTACTTTGAAGATGCTTTATTCTTAAAAAATTGATTTTAATATATGTTATATAAAAATTTATTTGATATAATATATATAGCATATTCTATGTCGAATACAAATGAAAAGGCAAATAGTTATATTACAGAAGAACATGAAGAAATAACCAGCGTAGAGTTTAGTTTGAATTCTAATCCAAATATTGTGAGAGATTCAGTTATCGAAGATCCTGCTGGACTCGTCATAGCCGAAATCAACAATAATGGTGAACCTGTAGAAGGGGGTACTGTTAGCAGAATATTTGGTGTAGCAGAAATGGGAACTAAATGTCGCACATGTGGAGAAAATTCTGCAAAATGTCCAGGTCATTTTGGTCACATTCATCTCACGGAACCAGTTTTTCACGTAGGATTTATTACATATTTGAAAACGATATTGAGTTGTATCTGCATACGCTGTAATAAACTTCTTATTCATAAAAATGAGGAAGAGATTGTTCGTCTCACGAAGAATAAAATCGGAAAACAACGCTTTGACGAAATAAGAAATGCGGTTAAAGGAGTAACGCATTGTCATTCGTGTGGTACCCCTGCTCATAAAATCAAGAAAGAAACCCCATCAAGTAATATTTATCTAATAGCTGAACCTGTCAAGCGAAGTGGTGATGATGATGGTAACGGTAAAAAACGAAATCTACGCATACTAACTCCACAATTATGTTACGATATCCTTAAACTTGTATCTGATGAAGATTACAGAATATTAGGATTCGATCCAACTGTATCAAGGCCAGAAGATATGATCATTGTTGAATTTCCTGTCCCGCCAATTCAAGTTCGTCCATCCATTAAAATGGAAATGTTATCAGCCTCTTCAGCGGATGATGATCTAACTCATAAATTAGTCGATATCATCAAAAATAATGAGAATTTGAAACGTTCTAAAGGAGATGGATCGTTAGTGAAAACTAACACTATTAGTGAAGATTTTATGTTGTTACAGTTTCATGTAGCTACATTTTTTAACAATAGTAGTATCGGAATGCCACGATCACAACAAAAAAATAAGAAACAGACTAAATCATTATCTGAACGACTTGGTGGTAAAGAAGGTCGAGTCAGAGGCAATTTAATGGGAAAACGTGTGGATCAATCTGGTCGTACGGTTATTACCCCAGATCCTAATATTGCCCTCAATGAAGTCGGAATACCGTTGATAATAGCCAAAAATTTAACTTTTCCAGAGATCGTCTCAAAACAGAACATCAACGAAATGAATAAGTTAGTGACCAACGGAACAAAAGTATATCCAGGAGCTAATTTTGTCATCAAAAATATAATTGATAGATTCGGAAATCATACTAAACAGGTTTATCAGCTAAAAAACAGAACGTTTCCTATTAAATTAGAATATGGAGACATTGTTGAAAGGCACTTAGTCAATGGCGATATGGTCTTATTCAACAGACAACCGTCACTACATAAACTGTCTATGATGGGACATTTAGTTAACGTTTTGCCGATCCCCAATCTATTAACATTCCGAGTAAATGTCAGTGTTACCGATCCATACAATGCAGATTTTGATGGGGATGAGATGAACATTCACGTGCCGCAATCCATCCAAACGGTGACAGAATTACGATTGATTGCAAATGCAGGTAAGCGCTTAATTAAACAATCGCATAGTGATGTTTCTATGAATATCAAACAAGATTCTATCATGGGTTCTTTTCAGTTGAGTCATAATGACAAAGTTGTAACTGTTGATTGGAAAGATGCAATGAATACATGTATGGCTACGAGTGTCGGTTTGAATGCGGAGATTCCAAAATTTAAAAAAATATCTGGCAAGATGCTTTACTCGCAGATAATACCCAAAACTATCAACATTGAAAGAAATAAAGATAATGGTGAAAACATACTAAAGATCGTTCGAGGTATTATCCAAAACGGTACTATTGGTAAATCAGAAGTTCAAAATATTATTCATAAAATTTGGTTCACTGTTGGAGACAAAGAGACCGTCTTTTTTATTGATGATTTGCAAAAGATGTTGTTGCAATGGTTGATGCGTAGTGGATTTACGTCTAGCATTAAAGATTGTGTAATCAAAGATACCGCATACGAACAAATTTATGCAATCATCGAAACTAAACGAAAGGAAGTATTAGGAATGATTACCGAATACGAAAATGATCCATATATTATGACCAAATATGCCTTTGAAACTTTCTTATCAGCAACTTTGTCTGCCGTATCCGGAGATATTCAGAGTATCATTGGCGGAAATCTAAACTTGAATGATGGTATTCATATTACTGTTCAATCCAAATCCGCTGGAGATATAAGTACTCTCACACAAATTATCGGTGCATGTGGTCAAGTTATCGTTGAAGGACAACGTATGCGTAAAGATTTTAATAATCGTACGCTGCCGATGTATTATCAACATGATAACAGTGCATACGCTAGAGGATTTACACATGGCTCTTTCACATCGGGATTGAATCCTTCTGAAATGTTCTTTAGTGCCGCTGCTGGCAGAGAGGGGATGATTTCTACTGCGATAAAATCAGTCACAGGTGATACTCCTGTTATTATTCTCGAAGACAATGTAGCTAAACAAGTTTTGATTGGTGATTGGATTGATTCACATCTGGCTAAATCAGCTGACAAAGTAGAACATTACAAAGATCGTGATATGGAATTGTTACAAATGTCAGACAAGGCATACATTCCGACTGCAGATATGCATGGAAATACTAGCTGGGGTGAGATATCTGCAATCACACGTCATGATCCTGGCAAAGAATTGTACCAAATTAAGACTCATGGCGGTAGAAAGGTCATTGTAACAGAATCGAAATCATTGTTGATTTGGAACAGTAATGATAAGATGTTTGAGAGAATGTCGACGCCTGACGTGAAGATTGGCGATTTCGTGCCAGTGACGATGAAATTATCAAAACCTGATATTATTAATGAGTATGTAGATGTCAGCAAATATATTCCAGAATCAAATCCGATTAAATTAACTAGAGTATTTGGAAGAGAAATTGGAAGATATTTAGGAACAGGGACATCATCTGATTTCGAAGAATTTAATTCATTAATTACAAAAATGGTAGATAAAAAAATTCCAGATGAAGCATTCACAGCTCCTGATGAGTTCGTTACGGGATTAATTCAAGGATTTTTTGCAGACCAAGAATTATTGGATTACAACGTATCTTCAAAAACAGTCATTGATGGAATCGCAATATTACTCTCGAGATTTGGAATTTTTGCTAAGATCAGAGAAACAAAAGAAGGTTTCAGATTAGCAATCAAAAAACAATGGCGCGCGAAATTCGTTGATATGTTTACTCATGATAAGCCTGCAGATTCAATAAAGTGTAATAATTTTATCGAGCAAAATGATGTCGTTCTGGACAAAATCATTGAAATCAATAAAATCGACGTTGCGTTGTATCCTAAAGTGTACGATCTTACTATCCCAAGCACTCTAAATTTCGGACTCGCAAACGGATTACACGTTGTCGATACCGCCGATACAGGATATCTCGAGCGTAAATTAATCAAAATTCTAGAAGACATCCGCGTCAAATATGATGGAACTGTTCGAAATGCAAATGACAAAGTATTACAGTATGTTTATGGTGACAATGGATTGAACACTGAAATGCAAATTGATCAGAAGATAGGTCTCATTGCGGCTAATAACAAAGCTATTCGCGAAAAATACATTTACACCAATGAAGAAATAACTAAAATGAAAAAAGATGGTATCACTACCGATAAATATACTATCAATAATAATGATATGGTGTATGAGAAACTCGTATCGATGCGAAATAAGATAAGAAACATTCAACGAGTTCGTAACCCAAGTGCGATTACATTCACTGAATCATACATGATGCCGGTTGATCTCAATCAATTTATTATGAATTTGATGAATAGTGAGACAAGGACTGGGGGACAAGTAGTTGATCCATATTATGTCTTGACAGGAATTAAGAAAATGTATTCTACGAACATCAGTAAGTTGATGAAATACAATGATGCAACATCTACTATTAAGAAACAAGACGAACAAAAAAATAAGTACTTGTTGAAATTTTACATTTTTGACGTTTTATCGCCTAAAAGATGTACACACGAATACAAACTAAATAAAGAGGAATTTGATTCTATCGTTGATTTTTTTCAGAAACGATTCAAGTTAGCTCTTGTTCCAGGTGGAGAAATGGTTGGTATCGTTGCGGCCCAAAGTATTGGAGAGCCGGTAACGCAATCGAATTTGAAATCGTTTCACAAAGCGGGAACGGGAAAAACTGTGACTGCTGAATTGCCCAGAATTAAAGAATTGTTGAGTGTGACCCCAAATCTCAAAACACCAACAATGAAGATTATTCTCGATAAAGAATATGAAAACGATCTTGCAGTTGCGAATACAATTGCATCACACTTACGTTCAGTCTACATCAAAAATATCATAGATCATGTTGATATTATTTATGATCCCAAACCTGATCCAAAGAAGGGTCTAATGCTCGCAGACGGAGTGAACAATGTTTATGAAGTAGCATCAAGCAAGAACGGATGTCAAAAAGATATTCAAGGATTGCCAATGGTCATCAGATTAGTTTTATCGAAAGAGAAGATGAACGAATTGAGCGTTTCTCTTTTGGAAATCAAATCTAGTTTCTGTAAAAATTGGCTAATGAGAAACGAAGACAGCAAAGGATCCAAGAAAGAATACAAAAAGGTTGTTGATAAGATACAACAATGTGCTATTGTAAGTAATTTTGACAATAGCCCTGTACCAATCATACATGTACGATTTGATTCTAGTAGTTACAGTTTCAATACTCTAGTTCAATTTCAAGATCTTGTAGTGAATAAATATTTGATCAAAGGAATTCAAAATATTACTGACAGTAGTGATGTTATTGAAGAATCATACATTGCTTTTGATGAAGAAGGTACCGTTCAGAGAAAGAAAAGATACGTCATTAATACAATTGGAGTTAACTTAATGGATATTGCGCAGATCAACGGTATTGATTTAGCAAAGACGACATGTAACGATATTGTAGCGATATACGATACGTTCGGAGTTAACGCTGCCAAAGCTGCTTTTATCAAAGAATTTACTGCGGCAGTTTTCAGTTCAGGTAATACTGTCGTTAACTATCATCATATTAAGATTTTGGCTGATGCAATTACACATATGGGAACTCTCAATGCTGTTAATCGACATGGAGCTAATAAATTAGACACTGATCCATTTTCCCGCGCTTCGTTTGAGAAGACCGTTGAGCAAATGTTAGCAGCTGCAGCATTCAGTCAAAAAGATTACATGCGTAGTGTATCAGCTCAGATTATTGCGGGTGCAGTAGTTGATGGAGGTACTGGTGCATTTGAATTGCTATTTGATCATGAGAAGGTTAAGAGATCAACTACGATGCAAAGAAAGGCAGTCGTCACTAAAACGATTAAAAAGAGTTCGGTTGTTGCGGATCTTATCAAAAAGAAGCAAAAAAATTAATAATTAAATATTTTGATTATTAATTTTTAAAAAAAATTGATTTTTTTAGTGTTATTTGGTTAGTTTGGTAAACAGCAAGATTAAGATGGACGAAAAAGGACAAACGTTAGAGTCAGTCAAATTTAATCCGCTTACGTGCATAACTGGCAAAATCTCATTGACACCGGGAGGCATTCCACCTATTCAACGCGAACATTGGCCAGATGATGACAAAAGAAAATTTATTAACCTTCCCTTCGATGACAATCAAAGAGGATGTAGGGAATTAAGAGAGTTTCTTGAGAAGGTGGATGCGCATTTTGAATCAAAAGAAATGAAAGAAAAAATATTTGGAGATAAAACTAAAAAGTATGTGTATTCACCTCTAACCAAAGAAAAGTCAGATGGAGAATCTAATTACTAAATCATTTATCAATATTTTAGTAACTATTTGTCATCAATATCAGATGATGATTCACAACGATCATTTTCAAAATTATTAATAAAATAATTCAGTCGTTTTAGTAATTTAGCAAAGAATGTCAATTTGGATTTTTTGTTGTTGATACATGACAGTAATTGTATTTTGATGTCATATAAATCTTGTGTAAAATCGATATTCCATTTATCCATTTTGGTGATATACGCAGATACTTCAGACCAAACTAAATTTTTTGAAAGAGCCCACCAAAAAGGATCACCATCGTCAGGTATGTTTTCGTCATTATCGTTTTGATTAGCATTTTTGTTTGTATTGCGATTATTGAAGAGATACATTTTGGTATGGCGCATAAGTTGATTATACATGACACGATGTTGTCGATTATTAACTTTGTTGGGATCGTGACCATAATAGATCGCATAGGGAATTTTTTTGACACCTTTAAGGCTGAGAAAGAATCTGAATCGATAAAATATTAATTGTATCATATTTTGTTTAGTACAAATGATATTTTTGAGAACAGTATCGATTGTTTCTTCAACTTTCTTGGTAGATACATATACCTGAGCTGTGCCATGGTGCATATCGCCATAGTGAATGTTATGATATTCTTTTTTTTTTGGATTGAAATTTAAATTGGCGAGTAATTCTGAGTAAGGTGAATCTAGAGAACTGATAGATTTGTATTGTTCGAATAATGTGAGGTCATCGATGTTATTGTAAGTGTAATCATGCGGCGTATTTAGCATTATGTTTATTGTTGGACTAATAATCGTTTTATTAATACTATTATCTATATCAACATTGTTGCCGTTACCATGTATGGTATTGTTACTACTATTTTCAATCTTTTGTAAATTATTGGCGTGCATTTCTGTCTCTTCAATATGTCGTTTTAAATGATATTTACGACGGTAAGACACATTACATATTTCACATGGGTACGATTCCGTATCTGATTCTTCTGTATCAGACAATTCTAAGTCTATTATTTTTTTTGTGTTACCGTGAACACTTTGGGGAGAACATGGTTTTTTTTTATTCATATGCCGATCAAGATGTGATTTATTACCGGCGTTGTATCCACAATTAGAACACACATATGATGTCATAATTACTTATAATATATTAAAACATAATGTATATTTTAATGAGAACTAGGATTAACGATTTGTATGAGAACAAATATGATAAGCCCATTTTATGTAATGAAAATGGACAGCTGACGAAAAAGAGCCTAAAACTGCCCGCCCTTTTTTCAACAAAATCCGCGGGATTTCGACATCAAAAAAGTGGCCATATTTTTTTGATTTTTTACATTTTTCAAGCTTTCAAAAAATCCCTCAAAAAAATCCAATTTTGACCATGTTGAAATCCCGGGATTTTTAGTTAGAAAAAGGGTAAAAATAGGCCTTTGAGGTAAGGATCATACAAATTTTGTATCCTCTTGTCCCGTAAAGTGGACTATATATATTTTAATTTGAAGATCGAATATGACATGCAAATCTCCTGCAAACACCACTCTTTGCAGCAACATTGCATTCAACATTCAAGATCCATTGAATATGATATGCAAATCTAATCTTTGCAGCAACATTGCATTCAACATTCAAGATCCATTGAATATGATATGCAAATCTAAATCTTTGCGGTAACATTGCATTCAACATTCAAGATCCGTTGAATATGATATGCAAATCTCCGGCAAATCAAAATCTTTGCGGTAACACTGCATTCAACGTTCAAGATCCATTGAATATGATATGCAAATCTAAATCTTTGCTGTAATATTGCATTCAAGATCCATTGAATATGATATGCAAATCTCCAGCAAATCTAAATCTTTGCGGCAACATTGCATTCAACATTCAAGATCCATTGAATATGATATGCAAATCTAAATCTTTGCTGTAATATTGCATTCAACATTCAAGATTCATTGAATATGATATGCAAATCTCCAGCAAATCTAATCTTTGCAGCAACATTGCATTCAAAATCCATTGAATATGATATGCAAATCTCCAGCAAATCTAAATCTTTGCGGTAACATTGCATTCAACATTCAAGATCCATTGAATATGATATGCAAATCTCCTGCAAAGATTAGATTTGCAGCAACATTGCGTTCAACATTCAAGATCCATTGAATATGATATGCAAATCTCCTGCAAAGATTAGATTTGCAGCAACATTGCATTCAACATTCAAGATCCATTGAATATGATATGCAAATCTCCTGCAAAGATTAGATTTGCAGCAACATTGCATTCAACATTCATTGAATATGATATGCAAATCTCCTGCAAAGATTAGATTTGCAGCAACATTGCATTCAACATTCAAGATCCATTGAATATGATATGCAAATCTTCATCAAATCAAAATCTTTGCGGTAACATTGTATTCAATATTCAAGATCCATTGAATACGATATGCAAATCAAAATTTTTGCTGTAACATTGCATTCGACATTCAAGATCCATTGAATATGATATGCAAATCTCCAGCAAATCAAAATCTTTGCGGTAACATTGCGTTCAACATTCAAGATCAATTGAATATGATATGCAAATCTCCTACAAAGATTAGATTTGCAGCAACATTGCATTCAATGTTCAAGATCCATTGAATATGATATGCAAATCTCCATCAAATCAAAATCTTTGTGGTAACGTTGCGTTCAACATTCAATGAATATGATATGCAAATTTCCAGCAAATCAAAATCTTTGCAGCAACATTGCATTCAACATTCAAGATTCATTGAATATGATATGCAAATCTCTATCAAATCAAAATCTTTGTGGTAAAGTTGCATTCAATATTCAAGATCCATTGAATATGATAAGCAAATCTAAATCTTTGCAATATTGCATTCAACATTCAAGATCCATTGAATATGATATGCAAATCTCCAGCAAATCTAAATCTTTGCGGTAACATTGCATTCAACATTCAAGATTCATTGAATATGATATGCAAATCTAAATCTTTGCGGTAACATTGCATTCAACATTCAAGATCCATTGAATATGATATGCAAATCTCCAGCGAATCTAATCTTTGCGGTTACATTCAAACATCGATTGAATATGAACGTAACCTTCTATAGATCAAGACCTTTGCTGTAACGTTCGATGACCTGTTGAATATGACAACAACGTTATTATTAATAGGTTGCGCAATGAAAAGCCCATTTTAGTGATCAAAAATGAACAGTTTGTGAAAAGAGCCCAAAACTGCCCGCCCTTTTTCAATAAAATCCGCGGGATTTCGACATCAAAAAAGTGGCCATATTTTTTTGATTTTTTACATTTTTCGAGCTTTCAAAAAATTCCTCAAAAAAATCCAATTTTGACCATGTCGAAATCCCCGAATTTTTAGTTAAAAAAAGGTGTAAAAATGGGCCTTTGAGATAAGGTACGAAAAATATTTGTATTATAGTGAATCTGTTTCAAAATAAAATTCTATTTTTTTGATAAGAATCATACTTGGTTAGAGGTCTGCATGTCAATGACTCATTGAAATCGCATACAATGTTGATGCCATAGATTTGCATATTCAATGCTGCAAATTTGAAGTTCCACAAACGCGAATCCCCTCAAATCTCTTAACATCACTTTGAACAGATCAATATTGGTATGTTCAAAGTTTCATCGATGCGAATTCTTGACATCACTTTGAATGAATCAATGTTGTCATGTTCAGGGTTTTGTCGGTGCAAATTTCTCCGACTCTCTCTTGAGATCATTTTGAATGGACAAATATTGGCGTGTTCAAAGTCTTGTCAGATTTATTGTCGTCATTTTGAATGGATAAATATTGACATGTTCAAAGTCTTCTCAATGTAAATCTCTCGACATCGCTTTGAATAGATCAACAATGGCACGTTCAACGCCTCGTTAACGCAAATCTATTCAAATCTCTTGACATTGCCTTGAATGGACCAATATTGGTACGTTCAAAGTCTTGTCAACGCAAATCTTTTGACGTCATTTTGGATAGATCAATATTGGCATGTTCAAAGCCTCGTCAATGTAAATCTCTTCACATTACCTTGAATAAATCAATATTGGCACGTTCGACATCTTGCCATTGCAAATCTCTTGACATCTCATTGAATGGACCAACATTGGCGCGTTCAAGGTCTCGTTAATGCGAATCTCTTCAGATCTCTTGACATTACCTTGAATAGACCAATATTGATATGTTCAAAATCTCGCCAACGCAAATCTTTTGACATCACTTTGAGTAGATCAATATTGTTACGTTCAAAGTCTTGTCAATGCAAATCTCTCCAGATATCTTGACATCACTTTGAATGGACAAATATTGACAGGTTCAAAATCTCTCCAATCCAAATCTCTCTTGATATCTTGGCGTCACTTTGAATGGACCAATATTGGCGTGTTCGAAGTTGTGTCGAAGCGAATCTCTTCGAATATCTTGACATTGCTTCGAATTGACCAATGTTTAAAGTCTCGTCGATGCTAAATTTTTGGCGTAATTTCAAACGAACTAATTATTGACAGGTTCAAAATAAATCTCCTACTTTGTTGATATTGTGTTGGACAATTAAATATCTGCGTATAACTTATTTTGCCATATTATCAAAGTTACTATTGATAAATTGCTTAATACAAAAGGCCCATTTTATAATTCGAAAATGAACAGCTGATGAAATGGCCAAAAAAACCCTCCTCCTTTTTCAACAAAATCCGCGGGATTTCGACATCAAAAAAAGGACCAAATTTTTTTGATTTTTTACATTTTTCAAGCTTTCAAAAAATTCCTCGAAAAAATCAAATTTTGAACGTGTCGAAATCCCGGGATTTTTAGTTAGAAAAGGTGTAAAAATGGGCCTTTAGGGTAAGGATCATGCAAATTTTGTAATCTCTTGTCTCGTAAAATGTACCATATTTTAATTTGAAGATCGAATATGACATGCAAACGTAACTCTTTGCGGTAACATTGCATTCAACATTCAAGATCCGTTGAATATGACATGCAAATCTCCAGCAAATCAAAATCTTTGCGGCAATATTGCATTCAACATTCAAGATTCACTGAATGTGACATGCAAATTTCCAGCAAATCAAAATCTTTGCAATAACATTGCGTTCAACATTCAAAATCCATTGAATATGACATGCAAACCTTCAGCAGATCAAAATATTTGCGGGAATATTTCGTTTGGCATTCAAGATCTATTTAATATGCAAATTTCCAGCAAATCAAAATTCTTGTGGCAACACCTAATTATCTGTCAGGATGATTATCGATAGATGCACTGCGTAATACAAAAGGCCCATTTTATAATTCGAAAATGAACAGCTGACGAGAACAACCCAAAATCCCTCCTCTTTTTCAATAAATCCGGGGGGATTTCGACATCAAAAAAAGGACCAAATTTTTTTGATTTTTTATGTTTTTCAAGCTTTTGAAAAATCCCTCGAAAAAATTCAATTTTGAACGTGTCGAAATCCCGGGATTTTTTAGTTAGAAAGGGTAAAAATGGGCCTTTAAGATAAGGAATATAAAATAAATATTATTATGAATTCGATTTAAGTAAGATTCAATGTTTCGAGCCAAATTGAGCATCAATCGATATATTGAACTTACATGCAATGTTGCTGCAAAGAATTATTAGCTAGAGATTACACGTCAATTTAACGACCTATTGAAGTTACATACAACGTTACCACTAAGAAATATGATTTGCATGTTAATTCAATGATCCATTGAACTTGCATACAATGTTGCTGTTAAGAATCGTAATTAGCCAGAGATTCAATGGTTTGAACTTACACGCAATGTTTGCCGCTAAGAATTATAATTAGCTAGAGATTTGCATGTCGATTCAATGATCCATCGAACTTACATGCAATGTTGCTGTCAAAAATCATAATTAGCTAAAGATTTGCATGTCGATTCAATGATCCATCGAACTTACATGCAATGTTGCTGCTAAGAAATATAATTAGCTGGAGATTTGCACGTCAATTCAGTGATATATTGCTGTCAAGAATTATGAATGTTTTTGCATATAATCTCAATAATTTATGAGATTATATGCAATGTTGCCACCAAGAATTATATTTGGCTAGAGATTTGCATGTTAATTCAATGATCTATTGAACTTACATGCAATGTTGCCACTAAGAAATATAATTAGCTGGAGGTTTGCGTGTCAATCCAACGATCTATTAAACTTACATGCAATGTTGCTGCTAAGAATTGCGATTGGCTAGAGATTTGCATGTCAATTCAATGTTGTTGCTAAGAATTATAATTAGCTAGAGATTTGCATGTCAAATCAATGATCTATTGAAATTACATGCAATGTTGCCGCCAAGAATTATAAAGGTTTCGAGGTCCGTGTGTCAATTCATTCATCGATACAAATCTCATGAGAAGATCATATCGAACGGACCATATTGGCACGTTTAACGTCTCGTCGATGCAAAACTCTTAATATCATTTTGAATAGACCAGTATGTTAAAAATTTCGCAACCCAAATTTTTTAATGTCATATTGGAGATAAAATCATATGCAATGTTGGTGCAAAAAATGACGCCGATGCTTTAGAATATTCTATCGATTGTCACCGATAATATTTTAATCGTCGCATTCAATTGGCGAATCATTTTCATCTATGTTCCCATATCTAAATAATGCACAATCAATAGCAGCCTCTTTTAACGCCCGTTCGAATTTTATGTTAATCATTTTTTTATTAAGCGCCATTTCCATAATTATTTGATCTACAGATATTTTTAGACTTGGATGTACTGCTAAATAAATATATATTTTGACGAGTTGTTTTTCTCTGATAACATCTTTGTGCGAACAATATCTATTTGCCCGACCCATTACTTGGTCCAGTCGTGACCAATTCCAATAAGATTCTAATATATGTACTTCTTGGACCGCTTCAAAAAACTTGATATTTTTTGATATCAAGCCGACAATCAGATTCTGTTAAGTCTTTTACACTGATGAGACAATATAAAATAGCTCAATCTGATTACTTTCGGACCTCTAGCGGAGTGAGGCCACGTATTTATTTTTTTATTCTGTTAACAATACCTTTTCTGATCTCTTCTGCATTATTCCCAATTTCAAATGGGTTTTTGCTGAATTCTCATCTCGGTTTGCTATTATTCCACATTGGCACTTGTATACTTTTAACCCTCCCATTTCTTTTGTTCTTCCACAATTCGAACATGTTTTGGTCGTTAAATATTCACTTACTTCCCTTACTGGGATGCCATATTTATATCCCATATATTTCAATCTTTGTTGAAATGCATAAGGGGATAATATTTTCATGAGTTCTTTTGTTCTGGGACCCACCACGGTGTTTTCTTTCGTCAATAAATTTTTTACACAAAATTTTCCTATTGATATATCATTATATTCATGCACTAAATTATATGACGTTTTAAAATGCATATCTTTTATCATATTTTGTTTTCTAAGATTGTATTTTTCTCTTCCTTTCTTTAATTTATTCGAATTCATTGCAGAAAAATCTGAATCTCCCAAAACTTTCTTTTTTGCATCTAATGTTGTTGTCAAATGTTTTATTTCATTTAGAATTGACCTATCATTATTGTTTACGAGTTTTTTCTTTAGTGCTACTATGTTATCAGATATTTGTTTGGCGGATATCAAATCGTTTAATTTTTTTACTTTCTTTTGATTTCTATCAACTCCCCTACTAATATTAGGATTGTTCATATTACATAATGAATAGGTATTGTTTTGAGAATATGCACATATGAAAGGAGTAACACCTAAATCGATTCCTGCAGATAATTCTATTGCATTTCTCTTTCTTGGCATCATAAAAGTTGGAGTAAATAGAATGTACTTCTTGGTAATATGACTATATTGCAATGTACATGTTTTTTCTATTCCATCCAATGGTTCTGATGATTCAATATTTGGAAACACTCTGATACAAAATGTTCCGTTTTTGAAAAGATTCGCTTCCAACTTAAGAATTTTTGTCACCCTTTCTCTTTTTAAAGGTTTAATTCTGAATTTTTTGATATGACCTTTTTTGAAATTGGATACGCAAGTTTTGAAATTGGATATAGCTTGGGAAATAGATTCATCTAAAACATGAATAGGAATCAATCCTTTATTTATTTTCATCTTAATCTTTTTTTTCTGAATTTCTTCCTGTTTTTTATGCAATTTCAGTTGCCTTTCTTGAATCTTGTTTCCGAAATATTTTTGAATTATATTTTTTTGATCTGTTAATTCAGAACGAACACTTCTAGCGTTTAGAATTTTTTTAATCTCAGCAAAATCGATAAGCTTTCCATTTTTAAAAATTCTTTTTTGTATAATATTGATAGTAATATTAAAAATTTTAGCAGTTGCGGAGAACCATTGATCAAAGATGAATTTTTGAAAATTATCAGGATTGATTCGAATCTTTTTGGTATAGATAAAACCTGGAGACTTGTTAGATTTAGTTTTTGGTATCTGCTTAAGCTGTTGCTGCAAAGAATTTTTAGGGATAATAGGATAATCGATAGTTACTTGAGGAGTTCGAATAGGTTCATAAAAATTGCGTTTCTCGATAGATTCATACCAGGAACTAGTATCAGTATAAAAAATATCCGTATTAAGAGGCGACAACCAATTGATGACATTACACTCATGATTAGAAGTATAAATAGGCGAAAGTGTAAAAGAATTAGCAGTTCGCGTATTGTTTGCCTTTTGAGGCAACTCAGCCTTTCTCATGTTTGATTATGATATGTAATATTTGTTTATATTAAAACAAATAAATCAAGAACGCAAAAATATAAATCTATGATAAAATTGTTGATAAAATAACGTGTAGGAGAATCAAAATCTTAAGAATTAATCGATTAACATTAAATAAATTTAAACAAGAGCACTATAAGATAATAGATTGAACAAGAAATATATTCGTAACAAAAACGGACAATGGAAGAAAATACAAAAGAGAAAATAATTCTTAACACTTTTGTCGTATGTTAAGAATATGGCATATCAAGAAATATCAAGTTTTATGCAACTAGTAACAACCCTCAATAAGCTTACTCCTTCTTTAATCGCGCTTGATCCTAAAATAATTTTAATTTTAGATCCATCTTCGTTGTCTTTGTTATTAAAAATAGTTTTAATCTCTTCCCGATAATTCATCTTTTGATCGCCCGACCAAACAGCAAAAGTATTTTTACCTATACCGTTATCTGCATAATCTAGATAGCCATTAACTTTTAATGCACGAATTAAGGACTTTAATCCACCATATTGTTTAAAATTTGAGTAAACAAATATAGTTCCCTCACATTTCCTTATTTTTGTTATTATTTTATGATATTTTGATGATAGTGATGATAAATTATCCATTTCAAAATCTCCATCATTCAACATATCATAATCTTTTTGATAAGGGTAGGTGAAATTAGATGTCATTCTTGTACCTATATAAAATTTATTTGAAATGTTGTCATCTGATGGATCTAAAACACCAGAAACGGCTTCTTTTTTTGCTATCAGGTTGTATAACACAAGTTGATCATCACTCATTACACAGTTAATGAGGTATATTTCTGTCCTGGGAAAAACAAAATCTGGGGCACCTCTATAATATGAAACATAGCCTTTTATTTTTTTTTTGAAAATATCCATGTTGATGATATCGATTTTATTTTGATTTTTTTTGATAAACTCTTCGTCAAAATCTTTACCAACTGGAAATTCATCTTCGATAAGCAAATTCATCGTCAATGCCAATTCAGACGGTTTATCAAAAATAGGAGTAGCTGTCATGAGTACTAATCGCATATTTTGCGGAGTTGGTTTTATGATATTGTACAATACCTGGTAATAAACTCCTGTTTCGCTTATCATATTTTGAACCTCATCGATAATCAATAAAGAATTTGTCAAATTGATTCGTCCAATGCGTGCCAGTTTAACAAATTTGTTATATGAATAAATTGTATAATATTTATTGATACGGTCATCACTTTTTTTAATAATATCAACATACATTAGATCGCTTGGATGCATTTTTTGAATTATTTTTCGTTCTTCGTTTGTTAAATATTTTTCTCCTGCACACGGAGAACGCAATTCTGTACGGAAATTACCTTTTAAAGAAGCAGGTAAAACAATAATAATATTTTTTTTATTAATAAATTGTTCTGCAACGCTAATCGCTGCACAAGTCTTCCCACTTCCAATTTTATGATAAACTAATAATCCTCTGTAAGGTGTTTTTGGATTCATATATTCTGCGAGGAACATTTGCGGTATTTGCAAAGAATATGATTTTGGAAAACATATTTCATCAAATGTTTTTTTTTGTTCTGGGATTTCATATTTTGAAAATATTGTGTTAATATTTTTAGAAAAATCCTTGCTTGATGGAGATGGATATGTCATGTATAATATATATGTGACATATTTTATTACCGAATGTCAATCATACCATTATTAACGCGTATGTGATTATCCCATTTATTTAGATTTTCAATATGTTCGAGATGGGAAACAATAATTATCATTTTATTTGGTATGAATCCTTCGATTTTTCATTTTTTTTTATCTGCAAATATTATCTTACAGCAATGTTGTTTTTGACTTTCAATAACAGGTTAAATATGATGCAAATCTCCCGCAAATATAATTCTTTGTAGCAATATTGTCTCAACTTTCGATAATGAACATGCAAACTAAATTCTTTGCAGTAATATTGCACCTGACATTCAACAATCTATCGAATTTGACATGCAAATCAAATTAATTGCAGCAATATTGCATTTGATATTCAATAATCCATTGAATATGACATCCAAATTTCTAGTAAATCAAGTTCTTTGCGGCAACATTGCATTCAACGTTCAAAATCCGTTGAATATGACATGCAAATCTCCAGTAAATCAAGTTCTCTGCAGTAACATTGCATTCAACATTCAAGATCCACTGAATATGACATGCAAATCTTAAACAAATCAAGTTCTTTGCATTCAACATTCAAAATTCATTGAATATGACATCCAAATCTTCAACAAATCAAGTTCGTTGCATTCAAAATTCATTGAATATGACATGCGAATCTCCAGTAAATCAAGTTCTTTGCGGCAACATTGCATTCAACGTTCAAGATCCATTAAATATGACATGCAAATCTTCAGCAAATCAAGTTCTTTGCGGCAACATTGCATTCAACATTCAAGATCCATTGAATATG